ATTCGAGGAGGGGGTGTATAATTCCGACCCCCCCCCTTATGCCAATTTAATCCATTTACCATTAAGGTGATTTATCCCCATTTTGCATGGTTATCTTTTTATAAATGTTCATAAAATCATTTATAATAATTGTATCAATCGCTTGCTCCGTTGCAATCTTCTGCTCTTCATCCGAAAGGTCGTTAGGTAGGTCGGCTACTCTTGCTAAGTAATCACAAGTATTGTATCCTTGACCTACATCATACAGATACCATTCCATAAACTGTGTGAATGGATTGTATGGATTGTCAAAGGTAGTAAGCATACATTGTGTAGCCATCCTAGTTTCCTCCTTTCAGATACTTAGTAACTGTAGATGTTGATAGACCTAACTTCTCAGCTATCTCTGCTGTTGTATAGGATGCACTCATAGCTTTGATCTGGTTCTGTTTAGCAGAGGATAGTTCCATTCTTGATTTAGGAGTAGCTCTTTCCCTGAGACTATCGATGTCTGTGTTGTTTAGTATACGCTTTAGATAAGTCTCACTAATTGCGCCAGCTTGGATAGCTTCCCATTCCTTATCATCTATGACAATGTTACGGTTCCTACGGGATACTGATCCTACTTCTTGCCTATACTTTGTGATAGCCTGCTGACTAGCTTTACGAACATCTCCTGGTTTCCAGTCTGGATTGGAGGCTCGCTTAGACTCTACCTCTACATTGGCTAGTCTCTGTGCGGCCCTTTCTCTCACCCTATTCTTCTCAGCATCATTCAGCTTAGACATGAGGGAGTTGACTTCTTTCTGGTATGTAGCTTTCGCATTCTTATCATACTCAATCTTACCAGTAGTCATCATCAGTTTACGAGAACGGTTAGCCAAGGACTTCATACTATTGGCATAGTCTGCATAGATCAATTCCATAGGATGTCTTCCATCAGAAACTAGATCCATAGCATTGTCTACTTCCATCATTTTGGTACTCTTTTGAGTACGCTTCTGAACCTTGTAATCTACAGTTCCATCTTTACTTCTCCAGCCAATCGTAACACCCTGATCATCTTTTACTTTCACAGGAGTGTATTTAGCTACTGCTTCTTTGTCATCTGCACTGTACCGAATCTTCTTTCCATCTTTGGTAGTTCGAGTAAACATTCTTGTGTCTTTGTCAAATGAAGACCCAGCTAACTTATACAGGTCATCTGCAGTCTTATAGATCAACGCGCCTTCTGGACGAGAAGGATCATACCAAGACTTCCCTTTGATGTTAACCTTAGCCTCACCCTGTCTTTTGGTAACAGTCTCCTGACCACTAGCTCTTGAGATTAGAGTAGATGCACCACCAGGACGAAGTCTTCCATTCTTATCGTACTTCAGCTGATAGGTCTTTCTTAACTCCTCAATCCCATTGTCAACCTCACTCTTCTTATAGTCGAGCTTATGCTTTCCAGCATCAATAACAACCATACTGTGCTTTACAGCTCTGGCTAATTCCTGATCACTGGCTCCAGCCAAAGTCATATCAGTAATAAGATTTGAGATCTTACCCATCTCTGTTTGAGTTGCATCTTTTCCGGTTTTAGGGTCTTTCATATACTTGATAGTCCGTCCTTTATAGGTGTCTGGACCATAAGACGCTTTCGGATCAAATCCTTCCAAATCCTTTAGTGGCGGCTTGGAAGATATCTTTACTCGACCACTGCGATCATGGGTGGGAATACACATAACAGTGTCTCCGTCAAAGTCGGCCCCAGACAAACGGTCCGCCACAGTCTTATTGATTGCAACAGCATCCACAATATCTTTTCCCAATAACTTCTTTGCTTCTGGCTGTTTGTTATTGATAGTTAGGATCGGAATCTCAAAGGTTCCACCATGAGGAAATCGAACCAGAGCCAATTTAGTTCCATCTTTAAAATTCGGAGCATAAACCTCATTACTACGCAACGAATTCACAGGAATGATAACTTGATACCGTTGTCCTGGTAGAGCTGCCGCTTGAAGGCTAACTGCTGCACCGTCGCATTCATCTGCAAATTTCTGCAACAGATGCTTCTTAATTGTTGGATTGGTCAGATTACTGATTTCATCAAACTCTGCATAGCGATCCGCTTTTGCAATATCAAGCTGTTTCTTAGCCATTGTGGTAGACTGTTTGGAAAGAAACTGTGATGGCAACGCATCTTTCCAATCATCCCAATCACCTTCATCGGCTCTTTTGTTGATCAACCCAAGTTTCTTATTTGGATTCTTAGAGCTTCCTGGAATACGTTCCCCGGTTTCGGAGTCATACCAATACTGCCCACCTTGATCGGCATCTTTGATTGCTGAACCAAATGGGTTGTCTGGATCGTTCTTGATTTCTTTCAACACATCTCGCATTGGTGTTCCACGCTTCTTATTGGTGTTGAACCGAACGTCCACGCCATCTGGTAAATCATCAGAATATACAGCCATTCCTTTGATATATCGATCACCATCCACCAAAATACGAACCTGTGCATAATGAGAATCGCCCAAGGACAGATCTGGCACACCTCTACGAATCTCCACCAATCCATCTCTCCGCTCACCGCCATCTTCTGCATAGTTAATCTGAAGACGCTTAGAGCTCATGCTTTCTGGATAATTGAATTTCTTTTCATAGGTAGAACCATTGTCTCTGGTAATATAATCTTTCACAGTCTTGACCGCATCATAGTTGTAGATTTCTTTATGTTCTACATCTGGTTTTGCCAAGACTTTCTGATTGGTCTGCTGACCTCGATTGGTGACTTGTGGGATACCGCCTTTGTAAATATGATAGCCGTCTCTTTCTAGCATATACAAAGCAGTATTCAATTGCTCATTGGAAATATTCAATTCCAAGTTCACACCAGTACCGACATCAATCATCCGCTTTTGATCAACCTCTTTCTTCAACAGATCATAAGTTGCTTTGGCGGTATTCATACGAGCTTCAGTATCTGCATTCAATAAAGAACGAACGCTGGATTCGCTGATTCCCATTCTACGCCCAATCTCAGTAGCACCAAGACCATCTTCCTTTAAGGATTTGGCCTGATTTACCAATTGAGCTCTTCGTTCATCTTTGCAAATCTTCTTCTCAATACGATACTGTGTAGTGTTGAGACCAAACTCTTTCTTAATGTTTTCGGGGGTTTCTGTCCAACCCTGCTTCTTGAGCTCATCTACACGGCTAAGGAAATCGCGACTTCCATGTTGATAGGGGTCGTCGCCACTTCCCCAAGGATATCTTCCAGAATGTCTGGGTGTCCCATAATGTAAGAGAACATCATCGCCAGTTAAGACTTCTAGCATCTCTTTTGTTGTCTGATTCACAACTGTGTACCTCCCTCACTGAAAATATCCATTAATGCTTTACGATCACGAATGATCTTTGCCATGATTGTTTGAACCTCTTCTACACTGGGCTCATAGCAAGCCACTTGGGTATTTTGATAAATCCGCAGATCAATCTGTTTCAATGTTTCTGGTTTGATTTGGTATTCTAGGCAAAAGAATGCAACATAAACCAGAAGCTGATCCATGTGAGCCTGGAGTCTTCCAGACTTCAAATCAAAGATCCTTAAAATATTGTCCCGATAACAGATTGCATCGGCTGTCCCAAAAAAATAAATAGGATCATACACCAATTTCTGCTCGGTAGTCATCACATACCCAATACAGTCATTGATATACATCTGGACTGTCGTTAGAATATCCTTCGACATCCTGGAGATGCCGCTAAGGAGTTTCTCCCCATAAGGAGATAGACAGTCTTTCTCTTCATCGAAGTATTTTCGATAAATATAAGTCATGAAAGAATCCTTCAGACTTTTGATACTTCTGGAACGGATCTTCATGTCAATCTGCGATCTCGCAAACTCATGAATTTCAGTTCCTAAATTTTTGGCGAACAAGCTATTTACTCGCTCCACCATTTTTCCCTCGTCGTAGCGAAGCCACGCACTTTGCGATGCGCCAAATATAGCATGACCACCACTAATCTCTAAATGCTTCTTGAAGTTCACGCAATACCTCCTCTTTGTTTTCTGGGTAAATGAAGCGGGAGAATGACATCCGGTTCATCTTCTCTACATAATAATCCTGATTCGGTTGATGAACGGCATCCTCTTCTCTCTTTCCTTCTAATGTTGCCCAATGATGTTTGTAAAAAACAGTTAGGTCCGGAATACCCTGAATATGATTGGGGTCGTTTTTTGTCACGATACAGCCAGGGAAGAGAGTGTGTAGATCTTTGATCAACTCTCTTTGAAAATTATTCTCCATCATATCCAAGGTCCTCCATTCCTTAAACCAAAAATAACAAAGGGTGTATAAAGTATGAACAAAAAGAAAAGAGGGTCTAAAAGTAATTTTAGCCCTTTCCTCTCATAAAAGGCTTTGTTTTTCACGCGAATCATAAATTGTGAAAAATCTCCTTTCTATTCTACTTTATGAAAAGCCTCTGACAAATATACGTCATCATAGGTAATCATCACATCATCAGACAGCTGATAAGGATTCTCTTTGTTTTTAATTTTTTCAAGCTTTTCTTCGGTGTCGATAATTTCGCCAATCATCTTGCTCGATCCAATATACAAATCGATACCGTCGATCGTTTGTGCCCTCCTGACACCAGTAAAAATTGCTAAATACATTGCAGATTCCTCCTTTAAATTTTTTTCTAAAAACTTTTAATTATTATACTTTTAACAGATATGCTAAAAACTCTATAAAAATATTTTTTATTATAAAATTTAATTTATTTGTTTTTTAACAGATCTGATAAATAATAAAGAATAAAAAGTTTTAAAAACTGTATTTTTTCTCAATTTTCATCAATTTTATGGCATTTTACCTATAAAATCGCTCAAAACTGGTCAAATATCCAATGGATACCCCCAAACCAGTCGCAATTTTGTTTAGCATATAAGAACTCGGTGTGATATGCCCGTTTATGTAACGAGACAAGGTAACGTACGAAACATCACTGGAAGCAGATAATTCTTCCATTGTCATGCCCCGTTCTAACATGGCTCGATAGATGCTATGCCCCAATTCTTTTCTCCAATTGATCTCCGACATCTGACAAAGCTTGCCATTTGGAATATAACGGAAGGTATGTAGGGCAGCTTCATACATCCCCACAGACCCGTCCTCATAATAAATCTCCAGTGCCCAATCCCCCAATGTGTTGTAGGTAATCACATCGTTGGTCATAGATGGGAACTGTTTTTTGAATTCCTGAATCAAGTTTCTCGACATGGTATGTTCCTCCTAAATATCATTCTTCCTCACCCTCTTCCCGTAGGAGTGGAGTGTCTCCCTCTTTCGAAAACACAATAACGAGGCCATCTGGAAGGCGGGTCTTTAAAAACCCGCCCTGATCCAGAACATCACACTCTCTATCCGTAAGATGAAAGTCGACAATCATGATGTAAATTCCTCTCCGATTCTCCCATAAGGCTTTCTTCGAAATCGCTCCTTCACTTTTGGGCTATTAGTCTCTCGTTGACAGACGCCATGCACCACATCCCCCTTTACAGCATCTACGTTTTTCATCACTTTCTTCTCTTTGGAATCGTGATAATGAATCCCGGTATGTCCACTCATCTAGCTTGCACCCCTTTTCTTTAGTTTTTTAATACCTGCGCTCCCAGTTTTCTTTTCTTTTACCACACTTCGCACACTTTTTGAAATAGGTACCACCAGCATAAACATCATATTGATACTTACAGTTCTCACAAGTGTGCACCCCAAACTTTTTATTCAGCAGCGTTTTTGCGTTCTCAATAAAATCCTCGGCGAACTCTATGCAATCGCTTTGTGCGTTCAACACCTCAAATATCTCATCAATGGTGTACTTAGGCGGCTCCTCTTTCGTGCGGTCTACTACCGCATAGTAGGTGTTTTGGACATGTCTCGTGCAGTAATCTTTATCTAACACATCCATATCGCTCGGTTTTAAATAGTATTTCTGTTTATCAAAATTGACCGTCACATAGTTTACACCTATGATACCAACGGCCGACGGTTCTACTCCTTCCTTAATATCTGGAACGGTATCACGGTCGAATCCTAATTTCAAAAACGGGATGTAGAGATCGTAGAGTTTGTCATACACCTTAATACGAGTGTAGCGAAGCGACAATCCAAGTTCCCCACCTTCTTCTACCACCTTAATATCCACCAATCTTCCTCCGTTATTCTGCTCGTTCATTCTTTTCATCCTCCTTATACACCACCATCACACGAGAATATGCATCGATGCTCCGGATTGTCTTATTGTCTCGACCCGGTGTGTAAACAGGGAAAGATTGGTACTGAATATCCACTACCCGATGCGATGCACAAAACTCATTGATCTGGTTTTCTAATTCGTTCGTTGTTTTATCCGATCCAGAAAAGAATTTAACTTTCTTCACGCTCTTGCTCCTCCTTCATCCATCTTTTTATGGTATTTGATATAAACGATTCTGTGGTCCAGGAGATTTCCGGGATCGGCGCACGGTCTCCTTGTGGAAAATCAATGTGAATACTGAATCCAGTCAACGGCATATCTTCTCCCTCTTCAGCGTCCACCATACTTTCTGCGTGCTCGATCAAATATCTCCCTGCATCTATGATCTGCTGAACTAGCTCTTCGTGATACTCTTGTCCCATGGCGTCCATTGGCATTAACGTCGCCTCCTTTTATTTTGTAATGCTTTGAGGAATGCCCTTGTTCGATACATCGGTTTCCCCATTCTTCGATTCTGGTTGTTGACTACGCTTGTCCGCTTTATGAGAATGCTAAAATGGTTCAGGTTCCGAGTAAGTCGATTCATTCCACGGGCAAAGTGATTTATAGCCGCACCAACAGATATATGTAAATCACTCACGATGGAGCACCTCCCTTGAAACGGTAAAGTCAATTCGATACCTACGATCAGTAGTCGCGACCTCATCCACATACTGACAGGTAAGTGACACGTCTTTTCCAAGGCGATCCACCACGCATTCCGGGATTCCAAGTTTACAAAAAATATCAGTAAGCCGATCTATCCTTTTACTTAGGCTCTCATTCTGACTCTCTAAGTCTACAACCACCTCATTTAACTTTGTCCAATCCTCTAGGGAAATCTGCACTTTACCGTCTGGCATCATCATTTTCTCTCACCTCCTGTGTAATCAGCTCAGAATATGGCAGTGTCTTGATCCAGTCGCAGAAACCGAATGATCCATTCAAAGCATCTTTAATAATCTCTTCCTTAGAATGTTCCGCCCACTCATCCAACTTATGATTCTTACGAGACTTGTAAATGTTCGCCAGAACCTCGTAATTCATCATTACCGTACGCTTCTGATTGTAGCTGCTCGGAAGCAGCTGAATCATCTGCCACCAGTATTTCTTATCTTTGGTTTTGAGATATTCATTTCTGTAATAATTTAAAATATTACACATTAACTGAAGATAGTTTAGTGGAGTACCATTGAACCCCGTATATTCTCCATTTTCTGTCAGGAGCGAAAAAATGTTTTCTGGATCTGAATCGTTAAACAAATGCTCGTGACTAAAATCTTCCAACGTAAACTCCTTCGCATGGATCTTATGCATAGTCGAGCAGCTGTTAGCAACAGTCCCGACTTTATACGTATCAAACTCTTTCCACCAATATAAAGGAGCTGTAATGTCAACATACACAGTAATCATCCGCATGAACTTCCGATGATCCGTCCCGGCGTTGCGAAGACACTCCATCAGATCGTAGTCGTTTGGACCAATTACAAATTGTTTTTCACCAGAGCAAATGGCACGACTTTCGTATGTTGCAGAACAATCTTTACATAGCTTTGGACCGTTTTCAATTCTTCCCCAAAGAGTTCTTTTGATGCATCCGGATCCGCTATCACTCTTCTCCCAAGAATTCATCGGATTCCGCATTCCCCGTATCGCCGCTTCCCAACCCATAACTTCTGTGTGTTCAAATTTAATCATTGTTTTCTCCTTTCAATATATCGATGATATGATCTTTAAATGTCTGATGTCCGCAATGTTCGCAATTTCCTTGACACTCCACCATGAAACAAGTCTCGTGATATTTATCACAAATGTCTCGACAAGTTTTATCTATACGAATCTTGGTTGGAATACTTCTTACTTTTCTAATAGCATCCAAGATTGTTCCATAATTTTTAGGAATATCATCATCGTCTTTTATTTCGTATAAAATCTCAAGAACATCATCCCTTTCAATCAAATCTCCTTTCATTCATTTCTCCTTTCCAACTCCTTAAACTTCGGTTTTCATGAGCTTCGTTTCCTAAAACCCAGCTACGTATCAATAGTAGCCCTACTCCCCCGCCCAGAAGGCATAGGGGAATGGCCTCTACAGGTTCATTTCAAAAATATAAAAGAGAAAAGACCCAGCGTTATTGCTGAGCCTCCTCTTTTCTAAAAATACACCAACTAGGATTAACCTTCGTTAATAGTTTTTCCAATGTTTCAGCCTTCTTTTTAGCAAGAAGAACTTTCTTTGCTGCCTGCGAATTTATAGATAATCTTTCTTCGTCAGTAATATGACTGGTATAAATTTCTCTCATCATATTCCCATAGCACCAAGCCGTTCCACTCTCACACTTAAAATATTTGCATGTTAAACATCTTCCTTTTATTCCTGGTTTAGTCATAGTTAGCCATCTCCTTTCATTATAGGAGTTGTTATTTTTGCGAAATATATTTTCGAAATGTTTCCCACGGGATTCCAATGGGTGGTTCCCCTTGCATCAATTTACGAAGATCCAGTTCGCTAAGACGAATTTCAATGTCTACCATTTCATTCTACTCCTTTTCTACAAATAATTTGCAAAACCGTTTATGAGTTGGAAGTTTGTTACCCGAATCCAACTTACATTTGGCACACGACTCAATATAATAGGCACAATCACGGCAATATACATAATCTTCCTCTGCCTCATTCGGAGAAAACTCCTCATCAGTCCCGTTTTGCTTCAAATAGTCCATCAAACGCCTGCATAGAGCTTCGTTTTTACAAACAATATTACGAGCTGTAGCGACTATTCTGTCGTTAGCCCAAATATCCGACTCTTGTACTTCTGGTTTGAATTCCCTACATTTGTGACAGTATTCTCCTGGCACAACCAATTGCATTTCTGGACGAATCTCGCTCATCTTACTCACCTTCCTCATATTCTACAATAGTTACCGCACCTTCGAACACGCCCATTGCTGTTGACTGTTTAAAGACATGCGTTTCCGCAGTCTCGCCCTCTCTCATCGGCCTGGTCAAATACCATAAACTATCATCTTTCCATGTGATAGTCTCCAATTTCTCCCCTGGCGGCAAATCGATGGTCATGTCCCCGCCGTAATTTTTTGCAATGGTCTGCTCGCACCCAGAGAGCGTCACCGTCGACAGAATCATAGCCAATATAACGGCACATGTTTTTCGTTTCATAGCGTACTCCTCCTTAACTGTTGTTTCTCAAATAACGAATCAGAATATAGATCAGCCACAATCCTCCAGTGATACAGGTCAGAAATACATCTAACAGTAGCCCCAAACATCCTCTTTTCTTTTTGTTCATACTTTATACCTCCTAAATATCACTCTTTTTCTTTAAAGTTGATTGGTTTGTGTGAATCATAGTTATACGGTTGCGTCAAGCATTCGTTGCATGGGTCCTTTCGCTCTGGCAAACTCTCATGCACGCACTGTTTGCAGTAAATATCAAACCGTACTTCCTTTGTCTGTTCGTCCATAGATATCCTCCTCCTGTTCTTTGATCTGTTGACATGATGTTTGAACCGAATAGTTTCCACTGCAAATCTCCAGATAGGCCATAATTCGAATCGTGAATAAGTATTCCCCATCCAGATAGACTCGATAATAGGTCATATCATAAGCAGAGTTGTTTGGACAACAAAGTTCCTCCATCAAAATCCGGTTGGCGTACTGATGGAAGTTCACAACCGTGATCCCATATGGTTCCAGACATTTTGTAAAGAATTCGTCGAATGTACCAGAGATACTCGATTGGATCCGCGATATGTTTTTGTTGATCGGATGAAAACCAGGGACACTGGTATCTATAGGCGGAAGCTCCAGTTTTTCTCGTTCTTTGTTTATTCTCTCTATGCTATCGACCATTCCTATCACCTCCTACTGTAAGACTTGATTGTTTTGTTGAATGTTGATGTAAGTGTTTCCATCTCCAGCCATCCAAATATCCACCGCTCCACGGTACTGATATAGGCAATTCCCGTTCTCGTCCAACACCGTCACTATCCCAATATCAGAACTCTCTTCCGTATGGATAATTAGCGGTGTAGGATCTGGGTAAATCCCTTCTGGTTCCGAAGCAGCACATCCAGTTAAGCATAGCGTCCCAAGGAGCACTGCAAATATCCGTTTTACTCGTATCATATCTTACTTAACCACTCCTCAATTTCTTTTTTTGTCAGTCCGCAATCTTCCAAATATCGGAACACAGCATCCTTACCAAGATAGCGGCATGCACCCCACACTTCTTCTTGAAGGTCAATAGAATGTTTATTATGCAATATTGCCAAATCTAGCAGACCCGTTCGTAATTCAATCGTATCAAAGTAAATCTCCGCGTCATCGTCGATGTCTTTTGTGAGGCTTCTAAATTCGCCTAATGTCATAGTTTAGCCTCCTTATACTTCTCCTGGGTTTGGATCTTTGCATCCGCTTCTAGCCCATTCTAACACTTTGATTAAGCGCTCCACGTCGGAATCTTCAAATATCAAGAACATTTTGTAATCTCGATAGTCTACATTGCTACCATCGTATACCTCAAACGACGCCGGAGCTTCGTCGCCAAGACCAAGAAGGAGGCTAGGATCTTCAAACCACGGAGATAACGTCATGGTTCCATTAAAATACCACCCTTCTGGAAAACAGGGAGCTTCGTAAGCATGGCCTCCATCGACTTTAATTTCTAGATCCCCTTCTAAACTACAAGGCATATATGGTGAAAAAACTGTTCCGGCTGGAAGTCTTACAAATGTGTTGTAATCTACGATTTTCATTTCTGATCACCTCCCCATTCTAAGTTATGACGATCATTGTAATCGTTTATGAACCGAACTGCGTTATGTATAATATCTTCTCTTTTTCGCGACTTTACCGTTTGTTGAATAATCATTTGTCCATCAATGCATATACTGAGAATATTTTGGTTGTCTACCGATATATAGTAGCCATCAATACGAATATTCATTATTCACCTCCTTTAAAATCTCGATTTGCTAAAAATAAAGTGCCGGCGTGATCGCATGTCGCACCAGTCGCATAGTCTACTCTAATTAGTTCTCCGTCTCGTGAATAGATTTGCAGTATTACGTTTGCATCAGAACCGTACTCTCGCTCAACTTGCTCACAAAAAACTTTTAATTCTCCAATATTGGTCATAATATGTTGTCCCTCTCCTCTTTTCTCTATCCCAACGTCGATTCCCGCGCAATTGTGCGGTTCTTGATCTTTTGGCTCAAAGTATTTTAAACTCCTAGATTCACACATATTGAGAATCTGATACGGGCAGCATGTGGCGTCTACCCATGCCTGGTAATATGCACAGTTCTTACAAGACTTCTCGTCCGCCATCACATCAGTCCTTTCATCATCATAATATAAGTGACACAAAAACCAAGACATAGACAACTAACAATCAACGAAATGACCAATCCAACCTCCGGATTATCATCCCCCATAAACAAACCAAACATTAGGAATATGAAAAAGAATACTTCGGCAACTATGACACCAATACAAAATTCCACTATTCCCATATATAACCTCCTATCTAATCTACGCCGCTTTCGTATTCAAAGAATATCCGTGTGACGTCACGAACTTCCGTTCATTGAACTTCTTCTTCTGTGTAATTGCACGACTAATCGCCAGGTCGATCCCTGCTCTGGATTTCAGATGATAGTAATATAAATCGATAAACAGAGTATTGAGTCGGTCGATTCTACCGGCAGATTGCTCCATGATCTTGTAGCTGTAATTCTGACTGAAGAAGACGATTGTGTCTGTCGTGATACAATTCCAACCTTCGGCACCAGCGGTATACTGCACAAGATACACCCAGGATTTGGTAGTGGGAACTGGCTGGTGTTTGTGTCCATTCCATTCCGCAATCTCAACATCTTCTCCGTAATACAACCCCCTTAACATATCCAACTCATAATCGAAGTTGTAGAAGACGATCATCTTCGGATGTTTCTCAAAAATCTCCAGTAAAGCAAGTTGTCGACTGACATCCTCGTTCACAATTCGTCTTAAGGTGTAACAAAGACCTGCGGCATTCTGAATCGGCTCACTCACTAGTTTTACATATTCGCCGTCTACCGGATCGAATTCCCATCCAGGCATCACCGGATCCACCGCTTTCAATGAAATATCCGTTCCGATGAGTAGTGCTTCGTAATCGCTTTCCAGGCAAGGGATGTAACCCTGTGAATAAGGATTGGTTCTTGTTTTGATGGTATCCTTGTATTTGAGTCGGTCGTAGGTACAGAAAATATCCTCGTGATGTTGCACCGTCTGTCGCTCCATTTCAATGTCCACCAGGATCCGATTACGCAATCGCTCCAATCGTTTGGTTCCCAAATATCTAGTCACCTTGGGAAACTTCGTATACTGGTCATACACCAGATGCTCTCTCCGGAATTCCGTAATGTTTTTGTAGAACCCATTGGCCAAGAACACCGGGATGTAATCCTCCCATTTGTCCCCAGGCGTAGCGGACAAGAGGATCCATTGGTTTTGTTTGGCGATCTTGATAAACGTCTTAGACCAAGCGCCATACCCGACCACTCGCTGTTCGTCAAATATAAAGAACGCATCCTTCACCGACTCGTACTTTTTGATGTTGTTCCAGGAATCCACCACCACTTTATTGTTGTACAGCGTATGCTGTTTTGGGTCGGTCGACATATATAGAACGGTCAATTCTCCTTCCCACTCCAAGGTATCTCGTTTCCTTGCCGTGGTGATAATATAAAGGTCTTTGGGGTGACTCTTTGCTAGCTGGAATGGATCCAAGGTTCCGGACTGCGTCTTGCAGTAGTAGGCAAGGGCGGTCCTGGACTTCCCAGAACCAACCCCTCCACACAGGACACAACCATTGTGCATCTTTTCTACCGCATCTTTTTGAGGATCATAGAGACTAATCATTACTCGTCATCCTTTATAAGTTCATCTTGTTCTCTTTGCTGCTCCAGTAATTTGGCATGGATTTCGTCCAAAATATACTCCACAATTCCACGAACACCGTCTGTCATAATCATGTACAATTTGTGTTGGTCATACCAATCAAAAATAGCGTACGGATTTCCAGTCTTCCAACTGAAGCTCCACCAATCACAAATCATCTCAATGATGTATGGATACGGAATATCCAGCGGTTTGACGCCTTCTCCTGGCTCGTCGTTAATCAGCACCCAGTATTGCCAGTGATGCGGATTGTGATGAATATGGTGGAGCCAAGCGTTGTTGAAATCTTGTACTACCTGATAGGATCGGCCTCTTCCATAGAAATATCGGTCGTACGGTCCATACTCTTCCGGATCGAACTTGGAGGCGTCATGATTTAGAATGTTGTCATATCGGTATTCATCTGTCATCAGGAGCTCCGGCAAATATGTTGCAAGCCACTCAAAACCCTTCTGAACATTTTTCTTATGTTCCCCAAGATATATGCCATATTCAGTACTCATAGTTTACTCCTTTCCTTCATTATAATAAAAGTTTTCCGGACAATATTCCATAACACAATATGGGTAATAGTCGTCCGTATGAGCGGTTCCGATTGCTAACACCCGTTTGTGTGTTCTGGCATCTTCAAAAACTAGTACGGAGCATTTTTCCCAATATTTATCGTATTCAACCATCCTGCAAACAACGTCCACTGGTGGGAACGTATTGGCACATTCTTTTTTTGAGATATCCAGATCATCCATCAAATAGCTTCGATAACCATCATCTGGGTCTTCAGTGGCTGTATAGGTTACGCTGTCTAATGTAAAGGAAACCCAGTTGCCCTCTTCACCATATATCTTAATGATTCCTTGATCAACACCGGTTAATACATGTCGACCAACCAAAGTAGAAAAAGGTACGGTTCCGGATCTATTTGCTATGTTCTTTCGATAGATGTATTCAAGTTTGTCAATCTCCTTCATACCATAAGATCCGTCGCCATCTTTGAAATATCGATTGATTTCTCGTTTCTCCCCTTCAGGGGTAATACAGTAAAGGATGCCCAAAGTATCACAGTCCCCAGCTTTCGGATCTACTAAAAAGCTTTCCGTAACGACTTTGATACCTTCATCAAATGGCATATATGGCATGGTAATGGGATACAGTTCTTCCATAATATGATCAATAAGCCCACTATGATAGGTAGCCATATTGTCGTCATTATCCACACCATAAAAACGATCCTGATCTCGATACTCTACAGATCCATCCGGATGCGCATACTTGAATAACGAAGCCATCCGTCTGCACTGATACGCTTTGGTCCCATCTTTTCGGTTACAAACATGATTCCACATGTCTTCGGTATCTTCAATCGGTACGAGAGGCTTTCCACAAATTAGTCGATCCAGAATATGTCTGGTGATTTGGACGCTGAAACCGCTATGCCCATCTTCTAGTAATGAATTGAAAGCTTTTAAGGCACTTTCATAACAGCGAACACCGTACATGCAGTTGTCCCCCCTCACAGTTTTCTTTTTCATATTGAATCGCGAGATCGATCTCTCTTTCTGCCCATGATTTCATTTCACTCATACGTTATACACCCTTTCTTTTGATTAATGTTGTTTACGAATCATTCCAAATGTTGTGACAATATCACATTGATCGCTTAATAGAAAGTTCAGACTGACACTGGATACACATCGATCGCTGGTTTCTGTCACTTTCATCAACGCTGTTTCTGTGAAGTAGTAAACATCATAGGACTTCTGATTCGCAAAACGGAACTTTTGATACAATTTCAGACCAAGCTTGTGTCTGATCAAGAATATCACTAATCGCTTTGTCATAAGTCTCCTCCAGTTTTTACTAAGTCGTTATGCACCCCACTCAAATGTACCTCCAAACACGTATTCAGGTCTATACGAGCTAGCATCAACCCCTCTTCCATTATTGACCAAGCTCTAGTTGTACAGTTGCGCGAATCATATATCTCGATTTGAAACATATTAAAATCTTCCCAATACCTGGTTGTGACATTGAGATCTGGGTGCTGTTTTAAAAACTCTTCTAATTTCATACTTTATCACCTTTCTTATAGGAAGCCTCATCCCTTATGCAACTACTATTGCTTCCTGCGTCCGACGCCCTCATCATTGCTCGACGGATTTCCCAAATTTTACCGATAAGGATTATTAAAGTCGCATCTGCTTCCTTCGTCTAAAACTTTCATCTGGCATCCCCCTTCTGATTTATTAATAATCGTTCCGGTTTTTACTCCTCTGGACTTTCTTCCATGGCGTATCGTTCCTCGAATCGATCCACGATCTGGAACACTTCCATAGCCGCCAAATATGCGGTTCGGAATGGGCCGTTCAGTCCGGCTCCGTCGCCATCATATGGATGAATATCCAAATCCACATGGTCGATATCGATTAGATCCAGAAAATCGACGTTCTCCTCAGTCAACAGTTTCCGAGTAGAGTTGGTTCTCAAGTAGATTTTTGGTGGACGGCGACTATCGAAGTTCACCTTTACCGGAAGGTAACGGAATGGTTCTTCTCCTGGGTCGCTTGATTCCTTGATGTGGACATTCCACGGTTTTCCCCATTCATTTACTTCCGACAACAAAATATCAGTAACCTCCTGGTTCGGTATGACTACCGCGAAGTTCCGATCTCCTTTACGATTGTATTTAGATGGTGCTCCTGAAAAGTTCCGATATATAAGTCTAGCTTCGTCTATTTGCAAATTTCCGTTTGGTGCAATTGTAAGCTTCATAAAAAATTTCCTCCTAAAACTTTTACTTTATTACTTTTTTAACAGATATGATAAATAGATAAAAATAAAAAGTTTTACATTATTCAGTTTTTTTCTCTTCTTCTGTCACAGGTCCTTCATACGCCTCTTTTTTCTCCAGAGAATCTTTAGCAGCTTTACCCATTGCTGTGATAATGAGAAGCCCTGCGTGCCAGCCTAAACAAGTTCCTAATCCAATTTTAAAAAAGTCAAATGTTCTTACTTTCATAAATAGTACCTCTTTCTTAACGATATACATACTCTCTCCAGTGGTTTGAAAAGTAACTGCCATATCCCTTATTCGGTTTGCAGATATGCACAACCCCTTTGTCTTTCATCCGTTTCTTTGCGACTCCTCTTGCTAATGATCTTAACATCGTATAATCTCCTTTCTTTATAAAAAAATAAAGGACTCTGATCGTTTTGATCAAAGCCCCTTTTGACAAAGTTATCTTCTGATAAAAGTTACTATTTTGCAAATACCTGCTGCGGCAAGTAATACCAGACCACCGATCGCATATCCCGTTAAATTTCCGTCTGCTAATCCTTCGTTATAACCAGCTTGTAATACTCGATTTAAACTTTCCGGATCCTCAGACTGCCATTTACTAAGTCTATCCATCTCAGCATCTGTTCCTACCAACACATTAATTTTTTTTTTCATAAATAGTACCTCCTTAAAAATTTTTTACTAACTTTGTTTCATAAAATGACATGTAGTTTACGCGACGACATCTTCATCAAAAGGAACTTCCTCGTCCGCATCGATGGGAATGTTCATGAAGCTTTCTTCTTTCCGTTTGGAAATATAAGGGTCGTCAGACACAAACCATTCGAAGTCACCATAAGTGGAAATGGCATCTACCGCCTCATCCACCAGCCGGTTGTAGTAACTTCGGTCAATAATATCTGTAACTCCTGCTGAGATGACAGCCTCGGATTCCAACCAGCGGTATCCAGTTGTCCCCGTTGCGGCATGATACTTTCCATCCTGCTCTCTTCGAAGTAGACCTCCACCTTTCCCAGGAACAATCGGACAAAATTGCCCTACTCGTCCAATAAAGTGGTAATCATGACCCTTCTCGATTTCTGGCATCAGTTTCGCACATTCTTCCTCAAATATCACATCCGACAGCTCGCCCTTCTTGTACTTGCTTTCTAGTTTATCCAACTGTTTCTCGAATGCGGTGACATCTGGAAGTTTCTCGTTCATATCCAAATATAACGCGGACTTCACTGAGAAGGTTTCACACATGTCCTCGTCCTTGATCGGTTCTTTTGAAAACAGGGTCTTAAACACATATGGAACCTGGAACTGCTTTCCAGTAGCGGTCCACTGACCAGGTTTCTTCTGATTCTTGTCGGGAACATACCCATACATGTCCACGCATTCCTCAGCGGCCTTATACTTTGCAATATAAACGGCATCATTCACCAGACACATGCGGTCGTATGTAGCCTCATGTTCAAAGGTATAGCCATATCGCTCTCCGAAGTCCATAACGAACTGGATGATCTCTGGTGTAGCATCTGGAATCTTAATCGAGTCTGTCTTAATATGTGCCACGTCGAATCCCTGGTTCTGTACTGCTTCGCAAAGATCCACCATAAACAGTGCGCCACGTTTGGCTACGATGTTGTCTTTATTCCGAATATCACGGAACGGATTCTCAAAACCAGCCTTGGTAAGACCATAGACCGAATTGATCGCCGTCTTCAAAGCATTCGCCAAATCTCCCGAGGTAAATTCTCCGGCTTTGACTCGTTCAATATACGGTTTCATCTTCCCGTCCAGAATATGATCCACCACATCCCATGCTTCGTGTTTGATGTCTACTCGCCCTTCGACGATGTCTCGGAATGCTCTGGTATACTGAATACCAAACAACACTTCCGCAATGAGACTATGAGGATGCATACTGGCAACATCCAAAAGCGCTACATTTCCATACATACCCGGTGCAGCAACGACCAGACCGCCTTCTCCCACCTCAATTCCCTTGTAGGTGGATTTCCCATACTTATACTCGTATCCTGGAAAATATGGAAGTAAACTATGGGCGTCTCCATGAGTATGTTCCATCATCTTGGGACAAGCTTCTTTTAAGAACGCTTCTGTCTCTGGATCCAGTTCCAACACCGGATCCGCCAAATTACGATAGTGGAACTCGTTCTGTGGCTTCTTGTTGTTCCCAAATATAATCTTGGTGGTTAAGGTATTGGTGGTATCGTTTACCGTCATTCCTGCCAAGTCTGCCAGAATCTGTCTTGCGATCCAATCCGCCTTCAAATAATCGAACGCTGCTTCTGTTGCGATCACGTCATTTTCACAATAATCTCCAACCAGCTCCCATTTCTCTTTCGGAACCGGCTGATCCCACGGTAATCCAAGTTCCTGATGATGGATCCCCATGTCAATTTCCAACTTCTTCAAACTCTTTTTATTGCTTGCCGACGCAAAGTCGTAAATATCCGTATAGGAAATGTTGTACGCCGCACCAAAGAAATACTCTCGGTTTTCACCCTTTCCGGAATTGACAATCTTCTGTGACAGGTTGTATAACCGTTCGTTGGAATATCCAAGCATGCATGCATACAACATATGGTTGTCGTATCGTCGGCAGTTAAACCCAACCAAAGAGAACTTTAGTAACGATTCGATGTCTTCTGGTTTTGGGTTGTACAACCGGACAACTGGTTTTCCAGCGCCACGAAACTTGTAACACACCAAAAATAAATTGGGGAACACCTCCACATCATAGAACACCAAATTGTCCTGGTCCACCTCGCCAATGTTTCCAATATTGTCCATTACTCCATTGAGTAATTTGTCCTCGGAACAGAAGTGCATCTTTTTGATCTGCTTCAGGCAGTAATCAGAATTATGTGTACTCTGTGCGGCAAACGCAATGACAGAGTTTTCAAAATCCGATACATCGTAGGACATCCCTGATTCGTAGGCTTTATCCAAGGTATCTCGAATGAAGTCAATGCTACATTTGGTACTATGTGGTGGGTATTCCTTATTCAGACTTTTCTTAATGATTGTCCGAATTGCTTTCTCGTTTTTATAAATCGTTAAATCGATCATCTTTTTTCTCACCTCCCTGAGTGGAAGTCCTGAACTAATGGTCGCGATAGGCTTATCGTTACATTTCGTCAGTTTCCTTCTCAACGACATGTTTCCGGTAAAGACCTTGATCTCTACATCATCGGAAAACATGCGACTCAACTCTTCCGGATCTCCTGTGTAAATATAATGCAGGTGGAGTCCTTGTCCACCTTTAGACACCTCTGCATAAGTTTCTGGCCAAGCTCGAGCAGCTTCCAGATTCCGCTCCAACGATTTGTTTCCATCCTCATCCTTAATATCAAAGTCAATCACAATGTGGTTCAATGGAACTTTCACATAATGAAGCTTATGCGTATCGATGTCTTTTAATCGTAAAATAACTTTCTCCCACGCCTGTTTCGGCGTTTCGTCTTTGGTCGCATACTGCGCCGGACAGTCAGAGCAAATATCGTCAAAGATCGACGGTCCGTTTGCTAATGAAAGCCAATGTTTCTCATCTACCGACTCCTTGCGTGTGGTCTCTTTTTTCTTCTCAAAAATATCAGTCTTAAATCTGGAGTATCGACACTTACTTGCTGGCCCATCCTCAAACTCTCGGAAATAGGTGCGCAGTTCTTCCTTAAACACCCGTTTGGTATACGGATAAGGAATCTTCGCGTCCTCGCAATATTGGTTGTACATTTTCCAAGCCACTTCCAGAGTCGTACTATCGTTTTGCACGAACACATGATAAGAGTCAATGATAAAGTTGTAAAAATCATTGGACGCCACCATCATATGTGTTGGAACATAATCGTCGTAGTATCCTGGATTCTCCAAATATACATCTCGACAATGACAAGCAATTCCCCCAAGTTCAAACTTAATGTGACGAACCGCTTTGTCGTACTCTTTCCTCGGAACCCGATTTCCAGTTGGAGTCACGTCGATCAGTCTTCGCAATAATCCCGATTTGGAATCAGTAATCTTCACGGGTTTGTTCGTTCCTAAAAATAAGAACGCCCAAAACCGCTGTGGGTAAGATGTCTTATACTTCTCATTGACTTCCATCCATTCATGAGACACCAGACTGTTTAACCGAGTGTTGTCTTCGATCTTAGACAAGTCTCCGTCATGTTGGATGCCGACCAGAGGATTTGACTTAAACGACTCCAGTGCAAACTGCCGACCAGAGGATCCCAATGCCTTGGCGTCGAACACCGAATAATATCCCTCAAACAACATCTGAATGATATTTAGAATTGTGGACTTTCCGGTCTTGGGAGCACCATACAGCACCAGGAATTTCTGGATTTCTTTGGAATCTCCTGTCACAATTGCGCCAATGGCCCACTCCAGCTTATGTCGTTCCTCTGGAGAATATAACGTCGACATCAGTAACTCATAAGACGAAATATCACAAGGTTCTAAGGCATAGGGTAAATGCTTGCTGGAGTAGTCTTCCTTATTTGTTGGCGAATTGGCAAACACCAGCTTTTCATCCAACCCATGAAATGAATCTCTGGATTGCTTTTGACAAAATTTGTGCCATTTGTCCACCATGCCCGAATCCGAATCCCACATGTGCAGGATCCGTACGGCCGCGCCGTCAAACTGCTCCCGATGATCGGATACATAGCGATCCAATTCTCGATCAATGGCATTCAGTGCGTCTCCCTCTTCCGTAGACCATTTTCCTTCTTCTTCCAACCAGATAGCGTAGAAGTCACCGCCACGAATCATCAGGTCCTTGCTTTTTGGGTATAATTTAAACTTTGGGAAAATATCAATTCCGTTTTTTGTTGGCTTTGAAGAAATTACCAAGAAGTCAAACACATTTCCCCAACCTCCTTTACACAATGGTATCAAGATACCAAAGAAGTTGATACCATATCTCTACCTCTCGCAAGTCAGCATCAATTCCAGGTATTCTAAATAATCCGCCATCTCCATCTGGCGCGTAAGTTCGTTTCATAAACGTCTGCAGACACTCGTCTACGTATGCATGATCGTAATGATCGTTGGACATTCCATTCAAATGCAAGCAAGCAATCATTCTCCAGAACCAGTGTCCGCTTCGATCGCCAATACTTGCGTTGTTCATAATGTCTTCCTCACAACGAATAGACAAAGCAGTCATCATTTCCAATACGCTACATCCGCCAATATCACGGGTGATCGCGTTCGCAATCTGATCTGCCTCCTCAAAGTCGTTGTCGGTTAAATATAAACCGAATCGAAACCGAAGAGACTTTCCATCTTCGGCTCGATTACCATCATTTCGAATATACCATTCAAACGGCGTCTCATGCAGATGCACAAGCAATTTCGTAAAAGACAGATTCTCATTGAATCGCTTTCCCACAACGATGTCGCATAGCCAGTTGAAATACTCGTTCAAAATATCATCTCGATTCAACTTAGAACCCCCTTACTCCCTAATAAATATCTTCATATCGTCTGGTATCTGCCAGGATTTCAAAATCTGTTTTCAGTGTGTCATTTCTGACATAGACGGCATCGCTCTCGTATTCACCAAAGTGGCTTAAGGAATCCCGTCCAACCAGCTCATCTACATTTTCAATGATATCGTCGTTCTCATAAGTAAGAACACCGTCATCATAGTAATTCAGACTGACGGTTTTATAGCCAAGAGTATCAAATTCCTCCGGCTCAATCACATAAGGTCTTTCTTCCATGATTGTTTCCTCCTTGTTTTCTTTCTTTTTTTCTGAAATCTTCTGATCATCGGTCGGTGCGTATTTCTCGGCGATGATTTCGTATGCGCGCTTCTCAATATCACTGTTTTTGATCTTTTCTCTCTGCTCATCCCACTTCTTATAGTACGACCTCACAGATTCGATCTCTTCATCTGCGCGCTGCTGTTCTCTGGTTTCAAAATATTGCTTTGTCGCAAACACTGCGGACGCAGCTCCAACAGCTACGCCAGCAACGAATGATACAAATATTACTGTGTTTTTATTCATACTGTATAAACCTCCATGGATAATCAAATATGTCTTTTGGGCTGATTCACATCATCTCGTAGATGTTTCCGTCCACATTAAAGTCCAGAATAATATTCGTCTCCAAACCGTTGATGAATCGACGAGTTGATTCAGCATCAATGTCCCAAATACCAAAGTCCACATAGTTGTCGCCCACGGGATGCTTTTCATCATAGAGCCATCCAACCACATGACCGGCTTTCGTCGGCTCAAAGCCCAGCATCTCATATACTTCATTCAGGAATAAATATCCTTTTTGCTTCAGTTTCTGATTGGCATATGCCTGCTGCTGCAGAAGGATCGTCTTATTGGCTTCTGGGTCTTTGGTCCATCCAATACATCCGGAATCAAACACAACCGCATATGGAGAATAATGACCATTCGGGTCGAATGTCTTTACTTCTTTTTTCTCGATTTTCTCTTTCCCGCTCTTGGTGACTTTCTTTTCCTCTACTTCTTCGGTTTTGACTCCGTAACGAATCTCTTTTTCCACATCTTCACCGAATCGCTCTTCCACTCGTTTCCGATACTCATCGAATCCTTTGTACAGAGCCGTGTAAGCTGCAGAAAGTGCCGCATTTCTCTTCCTCATGATGTTATGAGATGCTACAATGCTGGAAATAGACAGAACGCCTAAGGCAATTGCTGGAGCATACAGTTTCAGAACCTTACCAGCGGTCTTTAAATATGTGATGGTGAGTTCCTGCTGCATCTCTTTCTCACCGTATTCTTCGGAATATCCATGTTCCTCTACATAGTCATAGATTTCTTCCACTCTCTCACGCTTTTCTTTCAGTACGTCATCCAGCTGCAGGGTGGCGCGACATGCCAATATGGTACTGCCAACCACGCCGATAACACCGCCCACAATGCAGATCTCTGGACTGTGCTTGATTGCTTTCATTTTTGTCTTTCTAAAACCATAAGACATTTTTGTTCCTACTACAGATAACACATTATTCTTCATTTTCTTTATTCTCCTTTTCCTTATTTACTTTTTCTAACGCTTTCTTTTCCTTATTTACTTTTTCTAACGCTTTCTTTTCCCGATTTACTTTTGTAATGGGACGGATGATTCACAACGTCTTTCTCTTTTTCCATAATTGGACCTCCTAAAACAAAATATAGCGAACGATACCGATCGTAAATGCTACAATAACAACAATGAGACACACGGCTAATACTACTCCTATGAGTTCTCCTAAACGATAGCCTAATGACTTCCTCTTTTTCACGATCGTTTCACTCTGTGTTTCTCGTCCTTCCATTGGAAATATATCACCCATACGAAACCTCCTTAATCGATCAATGTTGCCTTTGGCAACCGTAAAATATAACCATCTCTGACATGAGCCACATCCGCCGTTCGAAGCCCGGACCAGCCATACTTGTTATCGGTATAATCCGCTTCTTCTCCTACCAGCTCATAAAAATCAGCAACACGAACCACTCCAAATTGCTCCAGGATACCTCTCATCTGGTTCAGTACCGCTTCGGCTTCTCCTCTAGTCGGGATGATAATATCATCAAACTCATATCCGCTAGATCTGGTGGAACGTCTTGCATAGTTGTCACGCGTTTCGTTGTATCTGGTATCATAGGAATAATATCCAGCACGTCTGCTGGTTCCACTACTGCGCTTAGAATCTCCAAATAACACCATGTTGATTCCATCCGTCACCATGTCGGAGACAGCATTTTTCAGAGCCGGCACCAGCACGTCGAACAAGAGATGATTGCTAACATTCTTACTATCCTCAGACACAATGGCACTCCGCAGCTTCCCCAGCTCGCTCTTCTTTTTTCGCTTTGCCTTTCCTTCGATAACTTTCTGTTGCTTTTCTCGTTCCTGTTGCTCAGCCTTGTATTTGTGAGAGTTTGGTGTATAGTCTGGCATTTACAAGTCCTCCTCTATTAAATATAAATCTCCAGGTAGTCCAATTTTGGCATACCCACTTCGATTTGTTTGCTTTTTAAACTGATACGCGAGATTGTTTCGCGCTTTCGCCTTACTACTTGCAATGGTTTCTCCAACCCAGCGATTGCAAATGCATAAGTCGAATTCTGTCACGGGTCCTTCATATCGATATTTGTTCATTCTTTCAACCCTTTCAAAAAAGAAAATGAAGGGTATCTGTTTTATTCGATACCCCTCTTTACTCACTATTTACTTTTCTTCCCAGATTCACTCTGATTGACTTCTTCCGTATCTTCAGAATTCTCCGGCTCGATGGTTTCCGTATATGTGATACTATAACCCTTCTTCTCAAGCTTCTTGATCTGGCGTTCCTCCCACTTTTTGGCGAGTTTCTTTCGTCCTAAAACGACACCTGCTCCAATAGCCGCTCCGGCTAAAGTAACTCCTGCCATAAGTGCAAAACCACCTTTTTCTTCGCTTTCGTATTCCGGTTCATAAATATCATTTGTCGGAATCACATCTGTACTCGTAGTTTCCTCTGTTACGTTGATTTCGTTTGTCATTTCTTCCATTGTTAAATCCTCCTTAGATTTTAAGTAAACATTGTTTTCATAATATGATGTGTATTTTTCGCGAATTACCCGCGATAATCATATCTCGGTTCAATATTATAGGTGACCACCAGACACGGTTTCCCATCCGGCGTCAGTTTTGTGTCAAATAACACCTCAAACGGATACTGATCGATGTTCCATCCTGCCTGTGCACCAAATGTGGTATATGGTAACCCCACTCGTTCGTAAAAATCATTGAGCGAAACAAACATCTCCAACTGCAATAGGTAATTACAGTCATTTACTGCTGCTCGTATGGTCTCTCGATCGGAGTTAAAGTACCGACCAGAAATATCGTCGTAGCACAGCACCGCGCCATCTCCCATAATAATTACCTCGGATGATCTTGGTGGATTCTGCTCCATACGCTTTCCAGCGGCTTTCTTTTGGATCTCGTTTACCTTCTTTTGTCCAAGTTCCTCTACTGCGCTTTCCTTGAAGGTGCTTAAGGCTGTTTCCGATACCTTATATGCGGCCGCTAATGCAGCGTTTCTCCTTGCATGCACGGAACAAGACCCGATCACACATGCGGTAGAGAATATCCAAGTAGCTGCTACCGGTACGAACGGTTTCCACGCCACCTTTACTACCTCTACTGGTGTCATTTCTTCTGGTTCGTCTCGCTCGATTCGCAGACACTTCTCTTCCTCGATGATATCGGAAGCTTCTCTGGTTGCCTTGACGGTTAATACCACTGCAGCAAATCCGCTACCAATCCCCATTGCCGTTAAGATCAATGGACTCCGTTTTCCGATAGCTTGCATTGCTTTGAGACCCACATTTTTCAATTGTTTGGTGTTCATACAATTCTCCTTTTCATAAAAAAAATAAAGAGAGTCTATGATGACTCCCTTTCGTTCAGTTCGCTTAGTATCTCTTCCTTCAGCTCAGCCTTCATTTCGTCTCGAGCCATGTCGTCGGATTTGTTGGCTATTTGTGTTCCAATAAACCCAATGATCATGGCGATAGCTCCTACAATTTGTGCTTTGCTCGGTTTTTTCATACTTTCACCTCCTTCATAATAGTCGCTGTCCGTTTCGCGAAATATCAAGGAAGCATATCGATGTAGTATGGCTCCGTTACCAAACTAATTTCATAATACACCCGACCATCGCTGGTGGTTTTCTTCTTATGATTGAAGTCGATCCACTCATCACCCAGATCTATCGGTGTCCAAATAGCCGCGTCCCCGGTGTCGGTTTTCTCCAGGCCGAGATACTCATACCAGTCATTTAGTGTCGCTTCCCCATTGAGAATATATTTCCGGTTCAGATGATACTCTGCCAGCAATACCTGCTCCAGGGTTTTCTCGAAGAACGTACCGGACTGCACTTCATAAAATAACATCGGCGTTCCTGGATTGTCTTCCGATTCGTTGAAGCACATGGTGCACCAGGATTCGTACGGAAACGTGTTGTCCACGGGTTTCTGAATATCAATGGACTCGCGGATCTCTTTTTCTGCCTCCACGCCAAACAACTCTTTTACTTTCCCCTTGTACTTCTGTGCATAGTTGTTACCAAGCGCGATGGCACTGGATAAAGACGCCTGATGCTTCTTGTCAAGCGCGGTGGATCCTGCCATACAAATGATGGCAGATGTTCCTAGAATAGCGGAAGGAATATAGGCAGGGGCAGCCGCCTTCACCTTTTCCATTTTTGTGAGTTCCTCACCCTTTTCTTCTTCTGCCTTTTGAATGCGTTCCAAGGCAGGCGGCGTTGCTTTTGCAACCAATACGCACGTGCCTATAAAGGCTACACCACTCAGTGCTGTGAGAACAATAGACATTGCTCCAGTTTTTTGTTTCATGACTTTATGCCTCCTTTAAAAAATAAAAGAGAAACAGGCTGGAATCGAACCAGCGACCTACGGATTTTAAGTCCGTTGCTCTACCACTGAGCTATCTGTCTCTCATAATATGACTTGTAAATTACGCGAAAAATGCGTATATTAAAAACTTTTAATTATTTATTATTTATCATATCTGTTAAAAAAGTAATAAAGTAAAAGTTTTAGGAAAGAAAAAAATAAAAGAAAGAGATCCTACAATAGGATCCCTCTTTTTCTTTCATCTAGTTTCCGTTGAGATAGTTCTTTTCGTAAGCTCCTAAGTGTCAATTGTTTTTTTTCAATCTCGTACTTATCCTTGCTTCTTAAAAGCTCGTCCTCAGTCCTTCGAATAATCGTTTCCAAATGTACACTCCTACTTATCATAACATCCTCTCCTTTCATAAAAGGAGCGTGTATTTAGCGCGAAAAGAAAAAGAAGACCCAGTGTTTTCACCGAGTCTTCCTCTGTTAGACAACAAATATTCCGTAATTTTTAAGTAATTCGTTTCTCATTTTAATCCGTTCTTCGAGTAACAGTCTTGTAACTTCAACTAACCGATGTATACTAGAGCCTACTTCAACTTCTTTTCCAAAGTACGGTTCCAAAGTAGATCGATTTTTTTCTAACTGTTCGTCGATTTCATGGATTCTTTTGAGTAATTCTTCTTTACTACGCATAATTATTACCTCCTTTCATAAAAGAGAATGTAAATATCACGAAACAAAAGGAACAGCCCTTGCGGGCCGTAACCTTATTTTTTTCCGTTCTTTCTCTTTCTCCAGCGTTTGATGATAAAATAAATAATTGCCGCGCATGCAATAAGGTCCGCAAACATCAGTAGAAAGACTCCTCCTGCTACTCCTAATGACAGTAAGAATCCCAATAATGAGAATGCCACCAATAATGCAATAATTGCTAAATTCATTAATAATATCATAATAATACCTCCTAAAAAGTTAATTTATTTCATAAAACAACGTGTAATCCGCGCGAAAGGAAACAGGCCTTGCAGCCCGTAACCTACTTTAAAACTCTCATATCTGATAAAATATCAGCCAAGCGTTCTCCATTTTGCTTTCTGGAATCAATCTCAAGCCATTCTTTGTTCGAAAGGGACCTTCGCAATGCCCAATAATGCCCTAATGATCTGTCATAACAATACTCTTCTTTGATTCGTTCGTCCTCTTTGATGTTTCTAGCTTTCAGTAACTGTTTCGTTACCTTTACTGTTCCTGTTGCTAGCGTAATCGCTACTGGGACTACGACTTCTTTGTTGTTTATACAGAATGTTCTGGCTTTCTGATAAGCATTTGAAGCCCCATTCTTTACTTTTTCTACAATTTCCCTTCGTTTTGACTCCTTTTTGAAATCTTCCATGGATACTGTGTTATTCATAGTTTCATCCTCCTTAAAAGTTTATTTCATAAGAGAATCTGTATCGAATGCGAATATCAAAAGAAAGAGTCCTTGTTAGGACTCCTCGTTTTTGTTCTGTTGGTTAATAAGTTCATTCATTTTAGCTGCATAATATAAATTTTTACTAGAGTAAGAGCTTAATTTATACCCTATAATAGCTCCTCCAGTACCTCCTATAATAAATAATATTGCGCATACTATAAATGTCATATATCATACCTCCTTTCATATAAGGAGTTGTATCTATCACGAAAAAGGAAAAGCCCTTGCGGGCTAATCCTAATCGTCTACTCCATCTTCTAGTGCTTGTTGAAGTTTTCGAAAAGCTGCTCTGTCTTCCGAATCGGTAGCCGTATAACAAGTAGAACTCTTATCTATGATATACATTCCGGCTAATATAGCCAATGCACCGCCAATAATAAGACCTCTGCCTTTATTTTGCTTCCGATGATCAGTCACAATAAGCGTATCTTTGTCCATACTTCATACCTCCTATCTTTGATGTTTTCATAACATACTGTGTATATCATGCGAAAAAGAAGAGGCCGTGTCGCCACAGCCCCTCAATTTTTTACTTATAACCTTTAAATGATATAAGATCTCTCCACGAATTTTTCCCAGCGGTTAAACTCATTGTGTCAAATTTCTCCCAAATCATGGAAGCTACGCCCATACCGACTGCACACGCCGTTGGAACTAGAATTTTTGCCCACTCAATCTTACCACGTTGTTTCGTCTGCTTTTCTTCCAATTTCCTAGCCTCTTCTGCATTGTTTATTTCTCTGCATTTCAGCTCGAATTCGTCATCCTGCTTTTGAATCGTGATGATTTTGTCTGCCAAAAGACATGTTCCTTTCACCGTGTTCAGATACTCATCTGAGCCCAGCTCCATTTTGCTTAGGTCATTCATCTGACTGTTGAATTCGTCCTCCAGTTTTGTTCGTACGCTCATAGTTTTATACCTCCTAAAAATTATTGTTCATTAAAGGACTTGTTGTTCTCACGAACCATGTCTGCATTTTTTGTTAAAACGATGCGTGCGGTGGTGTTATTAATTCTATCACCCGGAATAATGAAATGCACCCGGCTACAGTATTCTGGTTCTAAGTCGTCCGGCTCAATATTGAAATATCCGTGCGCCGTTTTTCGGCCCATCCACCATCTCGTAGCAAGACTGGCTACCACTGCCGCAATCACAATTCCCAATACGTCAAATATCATAGTTATTCTCCTTTCCAAAAGCAAAAGGAAGAGCCGAAGCCCTCCTTTTTATTCATTACTTATGAAATTTTTCTCTAAACCAATTCACAACACTTATACCCGATAATGTAATCATCAATGCTCCGCCTATGAGAAAACATGCGTCTAACATACATTCAAAAATATACATCAAAGTCGCTTTTGCTAAATTACGCGTCTTATGATCTTCTTTTTCAAGATATTCGTCTGCCTTTTCCTCGATTGGTTTCAATAATGATTCTGTTAATGTCATAATATATACCTCCTTAAAATTGGTTACTCGTTTTCATAAAATGTCTTGTTCCAATCGCGAAAAAAGAAAGGGACGAGTTATCGCCCCCTGCTCCTATTTGGATAATAAGATTCCGTATCGTAGTTTGTTATGCGTTTGTGTCTTCTTTTTCTCCGTTGAACGACATAAGCTGTGTTCTTTGCAATCGTCTCTAATCGACCGTAAACAACCGCTCCTAAACGCCATCCAATTGACAAAAATACTCCTGTAAAAATACACGTACATACCCAATACATAAAAATACCTCCTTATTATTTATTTCGTAAAATGGGCTGTATCGTGCGCGAAAAGAAAGAGCCCTTGTTAGGACTCCTCCTCTTCGTAATAATCACTCCAAGCTTCATCTATCACTTTTTCCTGATGCATTACGCACGTCAGCAGCACACTCATGAAAGTAATTACATAAGCATGGATCGAATCAGTGATTACAATAGCAATCGCCGACACAATGCCCACAAATATAAACACTCCCATAAGTTTTGCCCACACAGACATACTTTTAACTTTATTCAACATAGTAATACCTCCTTAAATTTTTGTGATTATTTCTTCATAAATGACCATGTAAATTTCGCGAAAAGAAAAACCCTTCGGACTAATCATCATCTGAATAAGGAGTTGTAAAAAATGCGTATATTAAAAACTTTTTATTTTTATCTATTTATCATATCTGTTAAAAAAGTAATAAAGTAAAAGTTTTAGAAAAGAAAAAAATAAAAGGCTTTGTATACAAAAAGTAGAGGAGCAACCACAATGAACACCCCTCTACCTCTATTCATTCTTTCGGTTGATTCTTCAAAAACGCCGCATAAATGGACATCTCAGATGCGGAATCTCGTTTTTCCATTCGTTCGATGTCGTCATTCCATTCTTCCGCCACAGAGTTTCCACCAAGATCTTTATAGATCTGGTAAATATCACTCCAATTCTTGTATTGGTTATAGGTGATTACCCCTTGTATATGATACTCGCCGTGATACCGCTGAAGCATGTATCGAAGAATCAACATAATCCCTTCTGATTGAGCTTTCTGACGGCGTTCTCGTTCGTCGTCTTTTTTCTTTTGGCCTTTTAGCAGGACCCCTACCCATCCGATCAAAGCTGTCGCAATAATGGGTAATAGAATATAGTAGGTTTCCAATAGCACTTTCATGTATTTGTCACCTACTTCGTATCGGTTTTCGTGGTTGATCCACGCTCAATAAATTCTTTAAATACCTGATGTAAACCAGTAGATGCCAGGCCCATAAATGCGCCATATACAACCGATTCAATCGACAAACCACTTACAAAAATATTCAGGATACCACCAAATACAGCCAGAATCCATGGAATATCGTTGTTTGGAACCCACTTTAAAAATGTTGCATGCTTAACGACGTATCCAACGATCAAACATGCCAATGCCACAACCAGAACAAAATGCTCTGATAGAATTGCTGCAAAGTCCATAATATCTCCTCCTACGCGACTAGTTTTTCAAGTTCATTAGGGATGAATATCCACGCATCATCTCCAACTAGAGAATATGCGATGGAAAATATTTTCAAACCATAATCTGCAATAAAGTTGCATACCCATTCTTCTGCTTCGATCCAATAGTCTTTTTTCACCATCCGATGAATATCATCCAACAGATCGTAGCTAATCATGACACAATGACCTAACTCATGGACCAGTACGTGAGTTAAAAAATCGCCTTTCAAAACGTTCGACACGTATACGCAGTACGTTACTGGATCGGTGGTCGCCACACACTTACATCCCGTACGGTCCACAAGAAGATCACTATCTGGATCGACAAAGAAAACTTTCCACAAAATTCCGTTCATGTAAAAGTGATCCATAATCGCCCCAAATATCAGTCATTAGACAGGCATCTCTCCTACGAGAGCGGTCAGATCCGTCTTCATACGTTTCCGCATAACCGGATCCGCATCTTTCCACAGTTCACGGAAAGAGTCTATTGCCTGGTTCATATGTTTCATTGCGTGCTCGTCCATTTTTTGCTTGTCTACAGCCGACTTGGTCTCCGTATAATGACGTTTCGCACGCTTGTACTCATTATACTCCCTGGAGTGTTCCGGATCGTCGTCCATATCCCAGTCTCGGTCGTCATGACCCATTCTGGAACCAGACTGTGAGCGGTTTCCAGCACCACTCGGCTGATACCCAAATTTCATTGGACGAAGATCGCCTTCATGAATCATCGGCTCTCCGTTGTAATCGTACAAATATGGATCCCGCATGTCATTCATCGGCATGTAGCCCATACGTGTGCCACGACCCTTTGGAGCAAACCGTCCACTAGCGTAATGACGAGCGTTGTAGCCCATCCGTCCATCTTCATCGTCTTCTCCCGCTTCATGCATTGCTTTTACAATTGACTCATAATAGCAAGCCTCCATGCAGTATTTCTCCGCTTCGGCCAGATCCTTGATCATATCAACAACTTCGCCGGCTTCTTTTGTGTCCATGTTAGCAGCGCCTTTGGAATGAATTTCTCCTAAAAATACATCCAGGAGGTCTTTCTTTGCTGCACAAATATCATCATAAGAAGTGTCTTTTTTCATCCGTTCCATCTTTTCATGCATATCCGACAACCTCCTTATGATCTTCTACCGACAACAAGCGCGGCATTTGCCCCAACAACTACGTCGCCGGTACCTGTGTTCACTACCGTTACCCGATCGTAATCCCCGCAGCAATTCCGAACGCGAGTTTCCGCTCCTACATTATTGAGATCGCCTACCGCTGCAGCTGTAGAGATCATGGTGGTTTCTAAAAGGGTTTCTCCTCCTACCTGAAGTGCCAGCTGTACTGGGCCGGCTACTGTACCGCCGATATTTGCATGAAACGCCAGCTCGTAAATGCCAGAGCATTTCATTTTGACTGTGCTGGACCCTTCTCTATGGCATTCGCCGCAACCGGAATGTAATTTTACCATGTCAAAGGTAAGAGCCTGACCTGGGAGCAGTGTCTGCTGCTGTGAATTTGATAAAACAATCATATTTTTATCCTCCTAAATATGATAGAGGGGAGCGGACATGCCGGACCTCCCCATAAATATACAAAGTCGATAGGTTACAAACTAGCAGCACCCGTTGTTGCATCCGCAACCATTGTTAAAACCGAAATTTCCATAATTGTAGCAGCAATTCGGATTCGGAACAACATAAGCCGGTGTCGGACAAGGCTGCAGTTTGTCGATCAGATAATCATTCTGGTTTCTCTGAGATACAGCCAGATTAAATGCCTGAACCTGTGTTCTCAGATCCGCGATGGTTTCATCTTTCTGCTGCATCTGGTAAGCCACCAGTTCATCATGCAGCGCACGATAGTTCGCATTGTCGTTCTGAATAATCTGATTGGTCTGGTTTGCGATAGCATTTGTCACCGCACAAGTATCCTGTGCCTGCTGGAAACGCACGTTCATGATTGCTTCTCTGCTCTCACAGCAGCAATCTGCCAACTGTCTGGAAATGGAGTTGGTATCCTGCATGTTTGCTACAGAAGCATTGTTAATTGCCTGCTGTAGTGCGAAATTACCCTGCTGAATCTGAGTTCCGATATTGTTCATCTGAGAAAGCTGATCATAGCCAAGAGAGCAAAGACCATTTTCCAGTCCATTGAGCTTGTTAGTGACTGCCTGATTGTTAAATCCGTTCTGCAGGTCCTGACAAGTCGCTGGAGCGCAGCATCCACAACCGGATCCGTTAGATCCACCATAACCACCGAAAAGTCCTCCTCGGTTTCCGAATCCACCGAAAAGAGCAAGGATGATGATGACTGCCCACCAATCATTGCCCCAACCATCGCCATTGCGTCCGTTACCGGTAACAGCGGCAATATCAGCTACACTTGGTCCATTTGAACTGAACATATAAGTTCCTCCTTATAAAATATATTTACAAACGAGATACTTAAGACCGCGCGTATTCTTAAAATATCCCAACTTGTACATTAGAAAGGTAGATTCTGTTTTCTAGCAATATCCATTGCCTGTTCTTTTGTCATTCCCATCGAGTCCAAAATATTGTTGGCTAGTTGCTCACCCGCCTTTGCGTCTCCATTTAGAATCGCGTTCACACCAGCCTGTGCCCAAGGCGTGTTCGGGAGATTTGGATTGTTACGAATCATCGCCGTAGCAAAATCAGTGATTCTACTCATGTACATCCGCCTCCTTCTTTGGATGTGGGTTATTACGTTTCTGATAGTTGTTTCGCGGCTTGTTCAACCGTCGATTTAAGTTTTCCAGATTCTGATCAATCCGATCCAAGCGTTCCTCCAAAGGAGTTTTCGGAGCTTCTCCACCCATCTGTGTTGGGTCTGGAATATAGCGGACAGTTTGAATGTTTCCTTCTTTGGTCCATGCTTTTGCATAGATACAAGAGTAATCATTTTGTGGAAACAGCGAGATACTTCCGTCCATAGGAACTTCCTGTGGGGTGATCTCATCCATGTTTGCCACCATTCGTCCCGGAATTGCCGCAGGCGTCACTGGCATCACCGGGCGCTGGAAATTGTTGAATCCAGCATATCCCGGCGTCTGAGCCTGGTTCATCCCCTGGTTTATCTGTCCAGAGGTGTTGTTTGTGACTCCTGCTCCGTTATACATCCATGGATTTGATGGATTGTAAAAGTTGTTAGACATGGTACGCTCCTCCTTTTATTTAAAATAATGTATACTGTTGCTTTGGTTCATGAAATATCACGTGTCGAATCCAATCATCTAATAATATAGCTACGAACGATAACAAGAACCAATAGCAAGTATGTTTCAAGCAAATCTGCCCAAATAGATTGAATAGTTCATCGGAGTAATTCCAAATATCAAGCCCAAGCCATATATTTAAGATACATCCGGATATGAATTCGATTGTCGTAATAATAATACAGCTAAGTGTCATCTGTTTCAATAATGCCATCTTTGGCGTAACTTCGTTGATTGCACCGATCAGAAAGAAGCAGATTCCACCAACCACAAACATGGTCCAGTGGGAAAAACCTCTTGCTAAAATCTCAACGCATGTATAAGCCACACCGCCAATGGCAAATAAAATCAAATGTTTAAGAAATCGCATTTAACGATCCTCCACTTTTCTGAAGCGGCAAAGCTTGCAATACTTCTGATTGATACTGAACAGGAATAGTCGTATCATAAGTAATTGCCTCAACATCCTCCTTCGTCAAAAGGGAACGAATATAACGACGAAGGTCCCGGAACCAAGTCACATGCCATATCACAAAATTCGCGCAGGTGTCTGTGATAATCTTCATGTCTTCTTCACTGTAGAACACGCATCCTTCGTCTTCATCAGATGAGTGCCAAGGAATTTCAGCAAGTCCTTCTATCATTTTGACGCTTAACGCATTCAAACTTAATTGGTCGTTTTGCGTGAGAGAAATATGCTCTACGGTTCCATTACTTAGCTGAACGTCACACCCGTTTGCGATGATGCTTTGTTGGATTCTTTCCATATCAACTATCTTTAATTCTTTCAATACATCAAGTGTTAACTCTGTTTCTGGAGGATCTTCTGGCGGAGTATATACTGATCCGTCATCAGAATACTGAAAACAAGTATCCGATATAGATCGATATAAAGTTGTATACTTAGAATAATCTCCATGAAGAAAATCCCCCTTATAGGTTTTAAACCCAGAGATATTAGATGAATGCCCATCAACTTCAACCACATGAGAAGATATAAAATGAACATCTAATTCTCTTGTGATTAATTCGTCTAAAAATTTAACCGTTAACATTGTGTCCTCCTTTGAGTTATTTCACTCGAAGTCTCTGACCTGGATAAATCAAATTCGGATTTGAGATCGCGTTCATGCTAGCAATTTTCTGATACGTAGTTCCATATTTTGCTGCAATACTGGATAAATTATCACCAGATTTAACAGTATAATAAGTTGCTCCACCGCCAGAAGATCCTCCAGAAATTTTAATTTTCTGACCTGGATAAATCAAATTCGGATTTGAAATACCGTTGATTGCTGCAAGGTTTTGATATGTGGTTCCATATTTTGCAGCAATTCCACTTAAAGTATCCCCTGCTTTCACTGTATATACAATACCATTAGACGATCCTGAGGAACCATTAATTTTGTTCTGAACCTCATCATATCTTGATCCTAGAACAATCTTCCTGGTTTCTCCGTCCCCGTATTTCCCAGCCCACACTTCACTAACTAAAGTATCAACAGATGCGCTCGCGATATGATTGATAAAATTCTGAACCTCATCATATCTTGATCCAAGGGCTTTCTTTCTTGCGTCGCCGTCTCCATATATACCCTGCATCACATCAACAACGAGACCCAGTGTCGACTCTCCGGACGGAGCACTTGGCACTGTAGATCCTCCAGTATCTTGATGAGATCCTTTTGGGTTTGCGTATTTATCCCAAGCAGTCCGATCGCCATAGAATTTATTAAGATCCAAATCGCCAGAATAACCGGATAATCTTCCTTTAGAACTGTACTGACGAATCGCGCAACTGTAGGCCCCTTCGTTCCATGGAGTAGCCTGATATCCAGTAGTGTTCTTATTCGCATACTGAGCAATCCAAAGACCGCAATTGTTTCTCTGAGCCACCGCCTTTACTGGACCCATGCTGGACTGCTGTACATAGATCATTGGCGGAATACCAGTACGTTCAATGATCCGTTTCACCAACTGCTCCAAATACGCAGTGTTTCCCCACTGTGAATTCTGGTTCTTTTCCCAGTCAACACAAAGCATGTATTTTCCGATCCAATTGGATATATTGTTCAAATAAAAATCTGCTTCGGCGATGGCGCCAACACCGGATATGTAATGGTAGGTGCCTACCTTTTTTCCAGCAGCCGCGGCCTGTTCTACCTGTCTTGCACAATCTGAAGAAACATATGAAGTTCCTTGAGTTGCTTTGGCTATTACGAAATCTGCCGGAACGGATTTTAAATTGATTCCTTTTTGCCAATTACTAACATCAATTCCATTTAAATATGCCATAAATATTACCTCCTTAACAATGTTTAATCTTCAGAGGGTTCTGCCCAATAAGCTAAACAGACGTATCTCTCTATAAACTCTGTTGTATTGGTGATAAAATCCACTTTTCCGTTAGGTTTTATAGTAAATCGAGTGCCTCGTCCGGCATCACCAGCTACAAAGGCTGTTCCTGAAACCCCAGGAGCGTATGCGCGAATAGTATATACCGGTCTAAACTTTTCCGGAATTGTAACTTCAGAAAAAGTAGCTGCAGTTTGGTTTGATGATCCGGTCCACGTTATAATAGCAACACATAAAGAATACGCTTTGGCTATATATATACTACATTGATTATTTGGATTTAGATTCGCATATGGATGAAAACGGAACGTCCAAGTCTCAAATAATTTTTCAACAAGCTTTTTCAAAGATAAAGCACCGGAAACAAACCCCGATTGAGTTGTAAGAACCACCTCATTCAAGTTATCTAAAACCGACGTTTTCTCCACCCTTTGCTGAATCAGATTATACAAATTACCCGCGGTGTCCCCATCAAGTGTGCCTTGTACACCCTCAAACCAAGTATCGAACTCTTCCTGCCAAGCAGCCAAAATGTCATCATTTTGAATAATTGAAAGTGGTCCAGTGACGTATGGACACTCCGATGTACCAACAATATTGGTGATGTTTGTGTTCGCAAGACTCGTAGCTCCAGCCGGAACCAAAATATCAGCCAATGGGATCTGCTTGTGATCCGTTGTGTTGATTAGGGTCTGTCGTTTGGCGTTAGACGCCGGCGTACCCTTGATAAGTTTAATTGTGTTACTACGGACCGCTTCGGTGTTATCTACATCCAATACAATTGTATCGATGCGGTTCAGCACCGATTCTGCAGCCGATACTTCTATTAAATATTCAGAGTCATTCTTGGTCCATGTGTGAAGAAACCAAGCACGACCCGTTCCGACAGCCACCGTCATCCCCGAAGAGGGGGTCGTCTTCAAAGCATCGCCGATGCTCATGAATACGCCGTCCATAATCAGGCCGTCGAACATTTCTCCCATTTGTCTGGCGTCATACTTTCGATCGCCTTCCAGGGAGTTGAAAAATCCACATGTAATTGCCATTAACTTCCTTCCTCCTCTTCGTCTTCTTTTGATAATGTTTCAAATGTAGGATACGCTAAGAAACCTTCCTCATCTTGCGAAAACACCATCTCGCTGACGATGGATCGTCCTTCCTGTCCGTATTCATTTCGATTCTGCACAATATCCCCAATATCAAAGTCTTCTTTAAACACAAACATACGTGTCGTATCGGATTCACCCTCGAAAGATTCTGATATCGGATGGTCTGACAGATTCTCATTCCCTCGCTGAGTCAGTTGGTTGTTGTACTCGGAAATCGGAATCGTTCCGCCACCTGATGTCTGTGTGGTTAAGTCTCTTGCATCTGTAAACAGTTCTCGACGTTCCAATCCACTACCAGAACCCACGGCCACCGTCTTTCTAGCACTTCCTTCTCCTTCTCCAGCAACCAGTGTCACATTCTTATACTCTTTCTTTGAGCGAATGTAGTTGGAGTTGATCATGTTGTCGTAATCTGGGGAGAATATCACGTAGGGAGTCGACTCCTGATTATAACTGCGATCCACTCCCTTATACAGGGAGAATACAAACTGGTTTTGGTCGTTTAGCACTACCTTAAAACCGATCTTCTTGTCTTTACAAGCAGCGCTGATGGCGTCGTAAAGATTGTCTCCCGTATACTGAGCTTCCAGAGTCAATTTCGTAATCTCAGGATCGTCCGAAGGTTGGAAAATAAAATTTGGAATCTTCCGGTTTCCATCCGTGGGGTTAATCACGTTTTCGTTTAACAGTTTTTGGATTCCATTTTGAAAATTTCCAGACACCGTTGTCTGCACCCAGATGATTCTACGATCCAGAATGGACTCCAGGGAACGACCGGTGTAGATAAACTTTGTTCCTTCCTCGGTATCCGACGACACCTCTAATCCTTCGATGATCATCATATGTTCGCTATTGGAATACCACAAATAGTAGTCTTCCTTCAACAAGTCCATGACACTTTTGTTAGCTTCGGTATAGATTTCGAAATCACCGAATTGGTTGTATCGATCGGTCCATAGAAACGACTTGAAGACATCCACAATCCCAACGGATTGGAACTCTTTATTTAATACAAATACATTCATCTCTATACACCCTCATACAATACATCATTCTCAATTCGGAACTGCAAGTTACTGATGCCTTCTTCGGCGGTATATGCAAACACATTGTCGCCTTTAGTAATCTGAAACCAGTCAGAGTCCTTAGCAATACAGTTTAGAATGTTCGTGTAAACACCATCACGAAGTAATGTCACGGTTTTATCGCCGATTACGGTACTGATGGTGATCGTATCACCAGACTTGATGCCCTCGCCAGTTAGTGATTCGATCTTTGTGGTATCCAAATGCATCTCTTCTCTGGTTAACGTATTAAAGATACCAATGTTCTTCACTTCGCCAATGGCATACATGGTAATAGTTACACCGGTATCTGCGTCGCCCTCATAAAGAACCGTTTGCTCGGTATAATTCTGAATCTTACCAAATTCCAACAGTGGATCGGTAAGCGATTCGTTGGAAAACGGGAACTCGAACAATGGATCCAAACCATAAAATATCGTAACTTGTTTTCCTCCACCGCCATCATCGTAGAAATACGGATTCGGACAAATGATCGAAATCTCAATAGACTCATTTTGTGAAAATATCACAGGTTCATTGGATTCTATATATCCGTCAATCCGTACTTTTCTGGTGTCGGTCTCGATTTTAATGGTTACTTTTCGCTTGATTGGAAAATACTTGTAGCTTAATAGTCTCGTATCCTCAATCGTCGGTTTCGGCAATAATGCCGCCGTAATGACAATGTTTCTCTCGTCCAGACGGGCCGAGTTAAACGTCGACCCATCCGAACCAGTTAATTCTGTTAAGTTGATGTTGGCCTTCGCAGGCCCAAGCCCCTCAACACTCACAACAAGAAAGCCGGATTGCTCGGGCTTGGTCAGTTCCATCAGCAAAGATTCGCCGGAACTATTTATAACTTCAATCGATCTTATCATGCCCCAATCCTCTTCTTCATTGAACTAAATTGATTCTTTGTTTGCCTGTAAATTTCCTTTCTGGACAATGCCTTCGGCGAATAGTTGTTCTGTACATAGGAGTACGTTGTATTGCCACCAGCTGTCTGCGGTTTCGGCTGATCATTCGGATCTGGTTTCGGTAACTTCTTCGTCATCGCACGGTTTACCTTGTCGGTATCCGCACCCATTTTGAATCTTTCATCACCGAACAGTCTGGAGAATTTCTTCATCTTCTGTTCTGCATCGGTGAGATCCACAACCGGCCGAATGACCGGATCAATATCGGTAGTCAACAATGCATCCAGATCGGCAATACCTTTTGCAACAGCCTCTTTTGCTCCAGAACCAACTTTTCGAGCTGCCATAGCAACCTTTGATGCCAGAGATTCGAAGCCGATAATCAAACCTTCATCGGAGTACACACCAACTTTTCGAAATTCTTTGGACGGCGAAGCGATTCCCAATGCTCCTTTAATTGCGCTCAGAGCATCTCCACCAATTTGCTTTGCTTTGCTTACAACTTGACTTGCCAGACTTCCAATACCCTCAATAAATCCGTTGATTGCATTCCTACCAGCCTGTACAAAATCTTTTGCGATTCCTTTAATCCCGTTCGCAGCGGCGCTCCCGACTTCCTTCGCTTTAGTAACCGCGTTTTGAATCATGGAACCAATACCGTTTGCTAAGCTGGTAATGAAGGACCGACCTGCCTCGCCAAACTGGGACACAAAGGTGCCCATTGCATAGATGATCGATGTGATTAGATTAATAATCGCACTCGATACCATCGGCGCATTTGTCGTAATTGCCGTCGATAATCCGTTGATAAAGTTGATCATCAGGTTAAAACCAGCTTGAATGATTGCTGGTAACTGTGCCGCTAATGCGTTGATGAAGTTTACCACAATCGTGATTGCGGATGTGACGATACCGCCGATGTTTGCTGCAATACCTTGTAAGAACGCTGTGATGATATTAAAACCGGCGGTTACCATACTTGGTGTATGCTCGGCGATCGACGTAAGCAACGAATCAATCAACAGTATCACCGTTTCAATTAACACCGGACCCACATTTTGAATAATTGTGAGGATCTGGATTAAGATAATCGATACGGCTTCTGCTAACTTTGGAGCGCCGGCCGCGATGACCTGCACAAAGGTAATGATACCGGACGCAATTGCCGAAGCGATACCTGGGATCACCGCAGCGATACCAACCGCAATGGTGGTTAGTGCTCCAACAATCGCAACTGCTCCGGCCGCACCAATGGCCGCCAAACTAGCCAAACCAATTGCTAGTTGTGCCACACCGACGCCAATTGCGAGAGCCGCTACGCCGAATAATGACAACGCTGCCGCAACTGCAATCATGGCTGTAGCAAATGGTGCTAGGAGTACCGTAGCACCACCCAGAATCAGAAGTGCCGCCGCAATGGAACCGATACCAACAGCTAACGCTTGCCAAGGCATACTTCCAAGAAGCTTGATCGGAATCACCAATAAGGTTAGTGCCGCTGCCATCAAAACCAATCCAGCGCCAGCTCCTAAACCGCCAAGAGCCACCGTACTCATTGTCTTTAATGCCATCGACATGATACCTAAAGCCGCGCCAATAGCAATCATACCCTGCGCCAAAGTTGCGAAATCCATAGAGCCAAGCAAGAATATTGGCACCACCAGCATGTTTAATGCTGCCGCAATCGCAATTACAGACACGGCCACACCTTTTAACTGCAAGCTTCCCATGATTCTAACGGCTCCTGCAATCGCTATAAGCAACGCTGTTACAGACCCCATACCCTGCTGCAAAACTGCAATATCCATCTGACCAAACAATTTTACAGACGCGTAAAGCATCAGCATCGCTGTTGCGATCTCAATAATCACTTGCTTTCCGTTTTTCAATTCTCCGATTTTAGATGTTCGAATGAATATTGCAATTTCTGCTAATAAAATACCAAGGGTGACAAGACCCTTTTGAATTTCTGCCGGCTTCAATTCCGCAAATGTACTCATCGCTTTACCAAGCTGACGAACCGCCCCAGCAAATATCAATAAGCCTATCGACGATTTAATCAAGGTTCCACCATCTACATTTTTAGACATAACCTTAGCGGAAATAGTCAAGCCTGCCATTAGACTCGCCATTGCTACTAGAGCCGGCCAAGTATCATCCCATGACTGGAAATCTTTCAGACTCGATAGCGAACTTGCTAATATAGCGATCGCTCCAGACATGATCACCATAGATGTTGCTGCGCCTGCAATACCTTTTACTTCAAATTTATTGAGTATCTCCATCGTAGCGATAACTTCGGCCAACAATATTGATACACCGATCAACCCCGTTTTTAGATCCTCGCCGTCTACAAATGTCAGCGCAATCAGTGAGCCGGCCAATATCGCGACAGCTCCAGCGATCTTAAGTAAGGTGTTGGCTTTGATATTTTTCTGCCAAGTTTCCAATGCGCCCCTAGTCGTATTCAATACATCTACGACACTATTTAAGACATCTTGGAAGCTTTTCTTTACATCTCCAAGGCTTTTGAAGAATTTGCTGATGATGATTGCTACTCCGGAAAGCATACCGGTACCGATCACATCCGTAATGGTAATACCACTAAATAAATCACCGATCTGACTAGCGATTGGGCTAAGCGCATCTTTCACTTTTCCACCAAAGTCCGCCAGAGCATCCTTGATCTTTCCAATGAAGTCCAAGAATCCCTGTAACTTACTATTTGCTTCGTCAACACCATCTCCAGCCGCAGACTTTACGGTAGAAAAAGCGTTGGACGCAGCTGTTTGAAAGTCTTCGAACGCCTGCTTAATACGATCTAAGACTTGTGTAATGCTTTCAAATCCAGATAAGTCAAGTTTCTGACCTAGGAATGACGCAACCTGTGCAAAAATGTCTGGAAGCGAAGAGAAGGCCGAGCCGGCTGAACCGGCAATCAAAGAAACCAATTTTCCCATTGCTCCGCCAACAGTCACAATACCTTTAGCAATTGGTGGAACCACCTTCAACAAGTTTCCGAATTCCGACGCCGCAAAACCAATAGCGTCCACACCCAATCCAAGCACTGAGAAAATCCCCTCGAATGCCGATTGGATCGATTTCATGGTCCCTTCTCCTATTTTGAAGTTTTCTGTAAGATCACGGAAGCCTTCGGAGATCTCAACCAACTTCTCACCAGTCATCGGTGGGAACACTGTTCGGAATGCATCTCCAATTGGTCTAAGAATGTCACCTAAGGCCTTAAACACATTCGTAAGACCTTCTATAACAGCTTCTCGACCGCCATTCTCATTCCAAAATTTCAGCATATCATTTCGAGCCTGTGTAGATGGACCGATAATGCTGTTGAAAGCATCACTCACCTTCGTCAACACTTCTGTTGCCTGCTCACTGTCACCTATGATGTATTCCCATGACTGTGCCCAACCAGACTGTACGGCCTCCTTCATGGTACTGAACAGCTGAGTCAAGGTTCGTACCTGTGTTGCCGCTTTGATCATGGATTCGTTATTCGCAAACTTCTCCAAAGTTGTGGTTAGGACATCCGCCGTAAGCCAAGACTCGCCATTCAATGCACTGATAGATTCTCGGAAGCTTACACTTTCATCAACGGCAATACCCATTTCTTTGGCGGTGTCTTTCAACGCGTTCTGGAATAGCTCACCACCCATACCAGCATTTACAACCGAGTTCCAGTCCATAAGAGTAACCCTACCGGCCGCAATTGCCTGGGAAAGCTGATACATAGCCGTAGCTGCTTGGGTCGTATTAGAACCGGATGCCGCCGCTAAGTTCGCCAAACCTTTAATAGATGCTACTGATGTATCCAGATCTACACCTGCGGCGGTAAACGCACCAATATTTCTGGTCATGTCAGCAAAATTATAAATGGTTTGGTCAGCATAAGTGTTCAACTCCTGAAGTGCCTGGTTAACCTGGTCTAAGGTAGTCCCCTTACTTTCAGTATTCGTAAGAATCGTCTTGATGGAGTCCATCTTTGTCTCATATTCAGTCAAACCTGTCATGACAGGTTCAATTGTTAGAGCACGGACCATGTTGGTACCGGTCGTAATTGCCGCATTGGCGATTCTTTGTAAAGCCGTTGTAGCGACGACTCCCAAAGTTGTGAAACGATTGGCAATGATGCCTACGCTTTGTTCCAATGGTGACATGTTCACTGCGCCGGCCGTTTTTCCAAGATTTTGCAACGATTTGGCAGAGTCACCAAAGTTGAGTTTCTGTTTTAAACGATCCAGCGTGCTCATGGTGGTCTTTGTTTTTCGTTCAAATTCGGCATTATCGAATTGCATTGACACAACACGATTATCAACCGTCGTACTCATGACTTCGTCACCTCTTTCCAAACTCCTTCCGCAATCTCTTCAAATATCGGTCGCATTGCCGGATTAATATAGTCAATTCCTTGCACGTATCCCCCAGTGCCGGTACCATGACCGTACTGAATGATAACAGCAATGTTTACACCGTTGTTCTCGTTGGAATTTGTCCAGACAATCTCTGTTTTCTTTCCATCTCGTTTGATTTCGTACCCCCAAGACGCAGCGGTGGTTCCCGTATCTACCGGTGTAGCCGCAGATAGAGCCCGTACGCCACGTTCGCCATAGGAATCCAGACGCTTCATGAAATCTTGATTTGCCATGCGTCTCAAGAAGTTTTCGGTCTTCTTAAAATCGCCTTTTTGTTTCACCGTAATCATCCTCTGGTCCCCAATGCTTTCTTTCTTGCTGCATTTAACTCACGCATCTGCTTGAATTGATCCTTCTTCGACATTTTCTTCTTCGGAGAGTTCTCAATGGTGCAGACATGAATTAATGTCAACAATTGATTGATGTGCCAGTATTGGCATTCGAACGGGATCCCATTTGCAATCATCGCATAATAGATTCGTTCGGCTGTATAAATTTCTCGGGACGGGGGTTTATTGTCTTCCCGGAACCAAGTTGCCGTAGCCTCGTCTTCCATATAGTCGTGAATCGCATCGACCATGTCGTCGGTCAACCGATAGTATACGGAAGGGTCTACGTTCTTGGTAACTGTCATACATCGTATATAATCTATAGTTTCTTCTATAGTTTTATTCGCTTTCTTAAAGTATGGCTTATGCCATTTTGACTCCCATAGTCGAATGGAGACGAGCGAATGTTCCAGTTCGATGGTCTCGTCTTGAAACGTCTCGAAACATAACGTCTCCTCGTTGAAATACTGTTCACCAGGGATTGTTAACGACAACATTCGCCCATTCCTCCTTCTAATCTACTATCGAACGGCCTCTTCAGCTCCCTGAAGCGCCTGTTCTTTCTTTGCCTTTTCAGCTTCCGCAGCTTTCTTGACATCCTCCGGCACAATACTGTTGAAGAATTTCGCCGCAGCATCGGCAGACGAGATCAGTTCCATAAACAGCATGTCATAAGCCGGTGTCTGTGAAAAGGCCTCTGACAACTCGTTACTCTGGATGAACCGACGTCCATCCGGAGCGATTTCACCATAAGATGCCAGGATTGTCTTCTTAAATGTTTCAACCAGAGTCTCGTAGTCCTTTGCGTTAACGATCTCTTCTACCCACTCTGCATATCCACCCTTTTTCAGGTCCATTTCGGACAATTTAGACTTGGATAAGTGGAAATAGAAGTCCTCGGTTCTCTCCTTGCCGTTCCAATCTGTGTATGTATAGGTCTTTTTTAACATGATATAATCCTCCTAAAAAAATTCTTTTCTAAAACTTTTACTTTATTACTTTTTTAACAGATATGATAAATAATAAAGAAATAAAAGTTTTTACAATTCTTACAATTTTAAGCAGCCGGTCCGCCAGTACCCAACAGCTGGATTACTTCGCTCGGAAGCGGAAGTCTCGGCTCACTACCACCCTCATAATAGGTATTAGCGGCCCAATCTGGTGCAGATCCACCAGATCCTTCTACCGGAACGTATTTACCATCTTTCAGCTGGTAGTATTTCGCATAGTTGGTGTCCCAACCCTCGGGCTCAGAATCCGTAAGTGTCGGATCCTCTCCATACAGAATCTTCTCCAGCTGCTGCATTTTTATCTTATCTGTCTTGGTGGAGTCAACCTCCAGTGTAGCCGTTGCCTTGTGGCCCGGCACGTTTACCGGTGTGGTGTCGAACTCCCAAGAAAATGTTGCCGCCTCTGGGCTGTCGTTGATGGTGTCACGAGTCTTCTCAGACGGAGAAGCCGTTGCTCCATATACCAGATGAATCTTATAAGAGTCATCCGTATCTCCACCTGCATCGCTACCGATCATCGTCCGGTATGCGAGGCCAAACGGTACACGAGACTGCTGTCCAATGTAAACACCCGGTGCTACGGATACGTTACCGTCACACTGGTTGAATTCCTCTGGATAGGTATAAGCCTCGACGGTTCCTCCAAAGGTCTCTGCGGACCGTAAGGAACCGTATTTAATGTTATCTGCCCACAGGTCTGTTGGCTCAGCACCTTCCGGGGACTCCGTAATGTTTGTAAGTCCATTCCACGGTACACCTTTTGTGTAAGCACCCGTGTTATCCTGCGGATATAAAACACCATGATCCACGCCCATTTCATAGCGGCGTTCACCAGTTGCATCCCATACAACTCTCATAGTTTGTGTCCTCCTTACCAATAAATTTCCAAAATATCGTGATTTAAGTTATCTGCTTTATATGAACGGTCAAAAGCACAATACGGCAAATCCATTAATTTGTCTATGGCCGGGTTATCCGGAACATAGTCAATCAATTTCAATTGGTATCTGTGTTTCTTAATGTAGCCAATATTATCGGCGGAGCGACGTTCAATATCTTCGAGCTGAAAAATAATGCATGGATAACTGATACGTATGTCTTCTGGGGGGTTATAGTAGACGTTACTGTTTCCCAGAATCTCTACGAGTTTCTTCCGAAGACTTTGCCACGATGCCACTATACACACCCCCTAACGTTAGAATGATTCGAGGCCATTGTACGGTAGCGTCGGTAATAGTCCAAATGCCTCCGAGTTTTGGCATCCGAAATTTCAGATACTTCATCTCAAATACGTGATCCCTTGCGTAAGGATCCGCGATGATGCTGATCTGATTAGAGATTCGAATGTCGTCATTGGTGCTGTCTGACCCCGCGCTACGCTGCACTCTGCTTTGGAGCATGTCGCCTCTGTAAGAGCGCTCTCTTGTGGTTGGAACAAACAGCCCAGGCTCCTGTTCCTCGCTTAGTACGAACCCGATCGTTCCAACAAATTTACTCATTTTGAATTTTTCTCCTTTACTCCTCTGCGTACTCTTTGGAGTTCAGAACCACAGATGTAGAAGAGCCCGCGCCGATAGTTGTTGCGATCGTAAGAGCCGCATATGTCGTTTCATCTGCAAAAGAAATCGGAGTATAGAAGTCGTCATTGTATTTTACAACAACACCCTTCTTTAAAAGCTCAAGCAGCGTCTCTTTATCGATCTTGTCATCCTCTGTGGTCTTGCTTGTCGCATGCACGTAATTGTCAGAAGTCTTTCCGTAAAGGATAATGTTCTTTACGAATTTTTCTTCCGCATCTGCGTAGATTACATCATAACCTTTTAAATCCATCATAGGTTTTGATCTCCTTTCTTATTAACCCTGTGTTTTCATTTCGAACGCCATTGCAGAATACGGTGTTGTCAGAGCACCGGAGCAACGAGTCTCGATGAGGTATTTCTGCTGGTTGTAATCGATGTCAAAGTCATCGAACATGTTCACGGCACCACCCTTGTCGGCACCAACATTGTAGTCGGTCATGTTCAGGATGACACCTACCAGCGGATTTCCGTTTTTACCGATTGTGGATTCCATCGGAGGAACGGTTACGATCCGGCTTACTCTCATCTTTCTTGCAAGAGCTGCCTCGTCCGCATAAAGATCTCTACCCATTTCATCTGTCAGAAGCAGCATGTCTGTTAACATGTCTTCTGTGGTGAACAGAATCGGGTTACCAGAACCTTTGTACAGCTTTCTGGTCTTGATGACAGTACGGATGAGCGCTTTCGCTTTATCATCATCGGTTGCGGCGCTCGGTACGGTTACATCAGCGTGGATGGTGAACAGATCGTCGTCTTTTGCGATCGGACGAATGTTCTGCTCATTGATCTTGTCATCGCTGGACGCCAGTCTTCCATCGCCAAGCAGGATTGCACGAGCAATTTCCTCGTTCAGCATCATTCTCATTTCAGCTTTCAGCCAGGTTACTACATCGAAATCTGTAATATCAAGCACATCATCGCGATCCATTTTCTGTTTCTTGTAAACAGTGGTCGGATCTGTGGTACGTTTCATCAGGCCGAAGAATTCTTCCTTCTTCATCTTACCTTTCAGATAACCTTTGGCTCTGGCATCATCTTCTGTAATATCAGCAAAGATAGATTTGATCCTGGAGAATGGTGTGTGGTGTACGCCGTTCATAACAACGTTTACCCAACCCATATCTCTCTGAATGAACGTCGGAGTCGGCGTTACATTCTTTGCATCCGGGAACAGGAAATCAACCTGGTCAATTCCGTGATTCAGGCAGGAGTCTTTCAAACTTCCATACCGTTTCGCATCTTTGAAAATCTGCTCGATTTCATCTACAAGTACCGGAGTTCCGTCGGAATGCATCAGGACTCCCTCAAGATCTTTCTCATCCATCTGCAGATCAAACACATTCTGTTTCATTTCGTCACTACCTCCTGTTGAGTCTTCATCTTCATCATCGTCGGGGATATCGGCTTCATCAGCCGCTAACGCAGCAGCCCCGACTAGTCCATACAGAACTCTCTGCTGCTCTTCATTCATCGTATTAATGATATCGTCGATTGTGCGATCGCTGTCTTTCTTATCCGATTCTTTGCTGGATCCGGATGTATCAGCATGCATCATGTCATCGTCCTCCTTTTCGTCATCGTCTTCATCGCTGTGAAGAAGCAGACCTTCTACACCACTGTAGATAATTGCCTCGTCTTCACTCTCTTCGCCGTGACTCATCACGTTCTCAATATGTGCGCCAGGATTTGCACCGGCAATCACGAGACTTACTTCTCGAATGACGCCGTCCTGAACCTGCGGTCCAACCTGTTTCAGTTTATTTGCACATATAGACAAAGAGTCGATATCGCCATGCGCAACCAAAGCCTTTCCAAGACGACCATTCTCGGTATCGTTGAATGTGCAATGCGCGTATACGCCATCGCCACGATGCTCAAGAACAGCGTTTCCGATGACGTCTGACGGGTCTCCATGACGGTGATTCCAGACTAGCGGAACTTTCTTTCCGTCCTGAGCTCGGAACGCACTTGGCATGATGATTCGACCGTCGGAGCATTTCATATTTGCTCTGGTGGCCCATCCACTAAAGTCATACTTGCTCATTTTGAATTTCTTCCTCCTTTTCAGTTTCTACTGTCGTCTGCTCTTCGGCAGGCGGAGCCAAGTCTTTCGACCGGCTAATGTTGCTATTCCTCAATTCGTCCGCTTTCTTTTCTTTCGATGGTTTCATACCAATGCCCTGACGAATCTCATTCGATGTCGTGATCTCATTTCGAGTAAACTTATCTGCGATGTCCGCCATGTTGGTGATAGAAATCATCTTAAACGGATTCCGGAAGAACATCAATGTGTGGTTCTGTGACAGAGCAGTTCTGGAAAGGAACTTACGCTTCATCTCGTCAACAATCGCTGATACGATCGGTTCAATCGTACGAGTGTAATAGTTCTGCATCGTGTTCTCGTCAGCGGTGCCATCCAGAATACTTTGTGTGATGTTCAGCTGTGAGAAAAGTAAGTTGGTAAAGTATTCTACCTGAGACATCAGCTGATTCTCCAAGGAACGGTTCAACTGGGTGATCCGCTCACTGCTGTCGATGTACGCAACTCCATACTTCGAGTTGTTTAACTGTGCCTCCATCTCCTTACGACGCTCGTTTGCGATCTTCTTTCTCGTCTCGTTCTTGACTACGTATGGAAGCTGTACGATCAAGTCAATGCTGCCAGATGCGTTGTGCTCGTCCGTGGTGTCCAGTAACGACAACTTTCTTGTCAGTCGCTGTGCCGTGGAGTTCGGCTCGTTCATGACCGCATAAAACGGATTCTCAATCAAAGCCACACTCTTTTTGGGCAACACAATCTCTTTGTGAATGCCATCACGATCATCATATAACCGAACACGGACATGCTGCGGATACCAGGATATCACTTTAGCCGTTCGCATACTTAAGATAGAATATGCGCCGACGCTTTTGATGTCCGGGTTGGTATCCGTGTCAACTGGGACGATAGCCACACAGCCTTCGTCTAACATCGACATGACCACGTCTTGCATAAATGCTCGCCCGGTTTGATCAATATTCGCCTCTAGGTTTAGACACCTGTTTAAGCTGTCATTTACAATCTCAGTAAACCGACCTTCCTCGTCAGTCAAGCAACGGTTGATTGTTAATTGAGCAACATCCAGCGCAATTCGATTGTAAATAGAAGTAACGATACTGCGTTCGTTTCCTCTGGTTAAACGCGGTCGATCGGGACGATAGGAATAGCCTGGACCCATGTTATAATTTGGCGTAGGGTCACGATTCATGAAAGCATTAAAGGCGTGTTTCAGCCTTGAAGTCATCGTCCATTCCATTTTGAAATTTTCTCCTTCTTACGATACTCGATCAATGATATGCTGCGTGATCCACTGTCTTCCTAGATTGGCGGCAATGTTTGCACCATACGCCCCACCGATTAATGGGCCAAGTGCTGGACTAGCGACAAATGCGGCCCCCAAAGCAACGGTTGTTCCTGAAATCATGGAAACCGTTGTTGCTTTGTTTAAAGTAGTCGCTGTCTTTTTCACACCTCTTAAGCCTACTTCTTCTTTTGCCTGTTTAATGATCTGTTTGCTTAATTCTTTTTTCTCTTTTCTCGTTTTCGCGTTCTTATACTGTTCCTGGGTTTCCTTCTTAAAGGTTTTCGTATAATTCTTTGCTTTTTTGATAGCAGCTTTTCGCTCTGCTTTTGTAGTTTTTCCCTGCTTATAATCTCGTTTTGCTTCTTTTATCGCTTTATTTCGTCGATTATTAGCTAATACTCGAAAGTCTCTTCGAACGCCCCATTTCATACCTTTCACACCGTAATGGTAAATGTAAAACTCATTTGTGTCTAGTAGCATAATTGTTCAATCTCCTTTTTATGAAATCTTAGAAACAGATTCAATTTTTACATTATTTTTTCTGTTAAATACTATAACTGGCATATCGGTCCATCCTCGATCATTGTCATCTATAACGGCATTATATCCGTTTTTCTTTAATTCATCAAAGAAAATTTTTCGATTATACTCAGATTCAGTTAAAGAAGACGCAAAACTTTTATATGCTCGATCAGTTAGTTGATCTACGGTCATATCTTTAACTTGGCGAACAAGTGCTTTTGCAGTATTTCTATATCTTAAATTTCCAACATCCTTAGCTACTTGATCGATATCGGCATTTCTTATAGCTTGAAGAGCTATTTTAACTCGCTTGTCATAAGCAGGCATAATTAAATCGTTTGTTATTTTTAATTGATATTTGTACCCATCAAGCCCCCATTCCTTCAAATACTTTTTATTATCTTTCGGTTTTAAAGATATATACGCATGCCTATCGTTATCTTCTTCATTTTTGGTTGTCGACAAACGCTGAGCGATTGATCCTCTCTTTACAATAATGTCGTCAGTATTTCCATGGATATTTTTTCGTCTTTTTCCTTCTTCAGTCAGAGTTCCATCTTTATTCTGGTATCTTCTAACACCCCATTTCTGACCTTTCACACCGTGATGGTAAATGTAAAGCTCGTTTTCCAAATCATTCACCTCCTACTCAAACGCATCTTTATTATTCTTATATGCGACGAAACCGTCCATCATGGCGGCCACTGCATCAATTTTGGCGTCGCGCCGCTTCTTTAAAAGCTTACGATTGCCGTTTGTATCCTCCATGACAATACAGTTTCCCATCGTGAAACTCATCAATGACTCGTCAAATAATAATTTCCTGGTTGACGCCAGTGTCTTCAGTTCTCCCAAAGGAATAGATTCTGTTCTGGATCCCTGTGGTACTTTTTCAATACCAAATGGTCCGTTTTCTAATTCCCATCTAGTGATAAACGCTTTTGCGCCGTAGGGATCATACCCCACACACTGAACATCATACTTCAAAATCTCGATATGCTGGTCTAGGTCATCATAAACCTCCATCATATCCAGTACCGCACCCTCCAATACGATCAAACTTCCTTCCTGCATGAATTCGTCATACTTTTGTCGTAATGCTAAGGGAAGTCGGTCTAATGTCACCGATGAAATATAGTTCCTGGTCTTAATTCCAAAGCAATCTTTGGATAATGGGAACAAAAAGGTAAAAGAACAGAAGTCATCTCCTTGTGATAAGTCAATACCCATCGAACAAGACATTCCCCAGAAGTCTCTTCTACGATGAACCTTTGTTTCGTCATAGGTAAAGAAGTATGTGTAACCCTCCATCGGAATTCCGAATCGTTTCGCCAAAATATCGTTACGATTCGCCGGCGCATTCTCCATACGTTCTACATCCAGGTGGTAGGTATCGTATGTAACCGTCAGCCCAAGGTTCGGATTCGCCTTCAGCCACATCTCCGGATGAGCAACTTCCGAAATATCGTCCAGCCGGTAATACCAAATCGACACATGAGGGTTATAATACTCTCCCTTGAGGATTTTCATTAATTCCATTTTGACGCTGTCGCCCACACCGTTCCGAACAGTTCCTTCGGAACTAGTCGCCAGAATGAGATAGTCAGGATTCTTCGATGCTCCCTGTTCGATTGTACCGATAGGGTCCTCTCGGATGTCGCATGATAACCATTCGTCCACCGTCGCAACCTTGCAACGAAGGCCTTGAAGTTTGTCGATCGACATCGGTCGAATCTCCAATAGCGAATTGGTGAGGAAGTTCTCAACACCCTTCTTTGTAGGGGTCAACTTCATTCGATTCGCCTTGGATCCCGTGGTGTTCTGTAGCGATCCTTCTGTTAAGAACCGATAGAACGGTCCTCTAGCTCTCGCAATAGAAGTCTTAATCGGCGATAGAATCTCTTCCGCCTGTTTCATAGTTGGTGCCGTCGTGATCTGATGTGTGGTAGACGTATCCACATTTAAAAAGTAGCTTTGCACACAGGAAGCATACATTGACTTCGCTGCGCCTCTAGCTACAATCAGATATTGCTTGTTTACCAGCCGTTTCTTGACCACTTTTTGGACATAATGTCCTCCATGGCCATCTGGATCTGGTTCGAAGACACTTCGCTCCTCGAAGTAATACCATCCAAAAATCTGCTCTGCCCACACCTTAAAGGAATCCAACAAATGAAGATCCTCCCCATCGGTTAGGGTCAACTCTTCTTCGCAGAAAGCAATAAAACCCTCAACGGCTTTGTCATCGTAGTGGAATCGTGGGTCGGCAATCAAATCGTCAATGCGGTTCATTTCCATCGAAATTTCTTTATTGACCGGAATATCACCCCGAAGAACAGCGTCCCGAAAGGCGCCATAATAAATCGGAGTTGCCGTGTTTGATAGAGCCATGATCCCACCTACTTCTTCTTGTTATTTGGATGTGTCTTAAATTCTCCTTGAAGATCCAACTTCTTATTCACCATATCGGATAAATACGAACGGACAATCTGCCGTCCAATGTCTTCTGCCGCCGGCACAAGTACATCCTTCACTGCTTTGGAGCCGACTTCTCCCAAAAAGGAACGCCCTTTCGTTGTCTGTTGGTTTCTGTCATTCGCTCCTTCGGATAATAATTGACGATACTGTTTCTCCAACTGCAATCGATTAACATGCGCCCTAATTTCGGAGTCACTCATCTCGCTAATCGACTTCTTTCTCGATGGCCTTGAGGAGGCTGGTTCGTTCTTCTCGGTAGATGTTTTCTTTTTGTCACTACCACTATCTTTGTCATCGGAATCTTTGTATCGTTTCTTTCCGGCAGAGGTAAGGGTTCCGTTTTTCTTCTGAAAACGCCGAATGCCCCACTTCATACCCTTTACTCCATGATGATAAAGCGTTTCCATTTTGAATCTTTCACCTCCTGCAATTAAAGTTCTCGAACCCGACCCATGTCAATGAGCTTCTGTGTCAAAGACTCATTGGAGAATGGGAATTCAAAATTAGGTTCAATAGCATATGTGTATGTGGTGTCGATTAAAACACCACTCGGATAAACCCCAGGAGGAACAATGATGTAGCCTGGCGAAATCTGCAAATCATCGATGGATCGCACAGCTAAAGTGCCAACAATAATTGCACCGCTGCCGTCATGAGCCGTAACCCCTTCAATCAAGCTGTCCGGATCAACGGTATCCGATGACAAATCGATCTTCACGTCGCCATTTACAATGACTTTGTTAATATACGGTCCTGGCATAGTACCTCCTCCTTACTTATCCAATGGTTAATGTTAAACCTCCGTTGTCTCCTTCTGTCTCAGAGACAGGGATCGCTTTTACAGTAACCTGTGCCAGATAATTGTAGCCGGAACTTGTGTCCGGGGTTACTACCTGGTTCTCAAATGTCGGTGTTACTTCCTTGCTTTGTGCTTTCGCATCTTCCGTACCCGACATGTTTCCTTCTACACCAAGAATGGCGATACCTTCTCGAATGTTTTCAGGAATGATCTTCGCTTTCTCTGTAGCAGAGATCTGCACTTTACCAGCACCATCGTGATAGCCTGCGGGCACCGTATAAGGAGTTTTCAAAGTTGAAATCTCTCCTGATACAGACCCATTGTTTGGCATTGTTCCGGTAACCTTGCTACCTTTTGCATAAGCAGTCTTCCCGGTTAAAATCTCGGGTGCCGTTGCATTAGCATCCTGCGTATTTGAGTCAAATGCACAAGCACCTGTAATAGGCGCTCCTGACTTATCATGTGCAGTATATCCAGTTAGCAAATGTGCTGCATCGACGGTATCGCTGGTAAGATCCATTTTGGTCTCGCCATTTACAATGACTTTGTTAATATACGGTCCTGGCATGTTCTAAATATCCTTTCTAAATGATAAGTGTCTTTCCGTCACTAGTATTCGATACCTCACTAACAGGTATTGGTTCGATCACAATGTTTTCCCGAACACTCCGCTCGTCTGTCTCCAATGTAATCGTGTTGAAATTAGGAGTTACTGTGTATTGTCCTTCGTAATCTGGAAGTGCTGTGTCGCTCAATGACTCGATAAGATCGTCCATCTGATCCATGGTCATTAATTCTGTAGTTCCGGTCTTTTCTCGGATCGCATCAGCAATATCACGTAACTTATCAGTAATAGCCATCTTCGATCTCTCCGATCTTCTCGTCCACGTAATCTTTGTTTGCAATATCCATACGAACATCTCCCTGAAGAACGACTCCGTCTAAGGACGGTTTGTTGATAAGATCATTGTAATCGATCTTTTTATACTCATCTTCAGGTTCTTCCAACGGATTTGCAATCTCAATCTGTGTTGTGATCCGATACATATCTTCGTTACGGATCGCTTTTAAAGCTTCCATAACAACGGAACTGGTCGGTGGGTCAAATACCATCTTTACGTCGATAAATACGACTTCTTTCACAGCGTCCAAATACTCCTCTTTGTTCAGTAATTGGCTCCATGTTTCACTAGAGCCTTCGATACGAAACGGTTTGTCTCCCACTCCTAATTGTAATAGCCTTGAAAGAGAGGAATTTATTAGCACTATCAAATCGCCATCGAAATCAGTAATATCTTTGTCTATTGGAAGTAGACTCTTGATTGAATCTAAGATACTTTCGTTCATTGCAACTCCTCCTGATTTCATTGTCTCCATGGACATGTGTCAAATGGTTTTCTTTCTACATAAGCGTCTTCTAATAAATCCTTGTCTCCGTAATGGATTGCATCGTGTGTCAATTTTGATGTACACACTAAAAAATCCGGATCAACTAAAAATGCAGAGTGTTTTAAAATATCCTCCGCTGTAATAGGGTTCATATGATGTACATAGACCCTTCCTGGAATTTCCCGATCCGGCATTCCTAAATCACAGCCCAAATCTCTCTTAATTACGTAATTACGTAAGCGTCTCCACTCGTCAGATCTGTAAAAACCTTGGTTCAAATATCGATCAAAACCAAAGGTATCTTCTCCTACCCGACCGTTTAACTTCAAATATTCGAAGCGTCCCTCAAAAGTGGGGATCTTTATCAGGTCGGTGTAACTTCTAATAATCATCAGGCACCTCTTCAAAGCCCTGGTATTTACGGAAGGCAGCAATTGCCTCCTTATACAGTTCTTCTGTGACTTTTCTTGCTTGGAGTTCTTCTGTTTGGGCTCTTAACTTCTTGTTCTCTTCAATTAGTCGCTCTCTTTCAAGCTTTTCTCTTGTAGATCCCATCTTCAAGTAATGGGTAATCACTTGTGATGAGGCAGTGCCTTCCCGAAGCTGCTTTTCGGCTAGATCTACAGCCAAAGAAATCATCTGCTTCTCTCTTCCTTCGGGAGTAATGGCTGGCCTCATAGGTTTTGCAGTGGAATCTGCCTTAGATTTAGCCATTGTTTGCCTCCTCTACATACATCTGTATGAGTTTGATAGTGCTTAGTTGAACTCAGGGAGCCCTTTGAGGCGAGTATGCGTAACTCTTTGTGAACCTTGTCTAAACTTTAAAGGAGGTTATACCATGTCATGTCAACCACGCTACATAGGAATCCGGATGAGAGAAAAGCCCCCCAAGCTCAACTAAGCACTACCTAGTCTAAAACTGTTTTTTCAAAAATAACCCCCGGGGAAAATATAAAG